GGCCATCTTCCGCAGCCGTTCCGGGCTTACCACGTTCCCAGCGTTCTTTAAGCACGTAACACAGCGATTGACCATAAGCCGGAACTCAATTCCGTCTATGTAGGTCGTTTCATATATGGCCGGAAGCTCCTCCGGCTTTGTGCATGTGCTGCGATGGATCATCGGACTGTGACAGGGAAAGAGACTCCGCGCAAAAAGCCTGCAGCCGGAAGCACGGGAGAAACGACACCAGCGTTAGCCCGCACAAGCCAGAAAAGAAAGAGGTCTAATCCCTGTTCTGTGTCCGTTCCGTCAAGAACGAATGCATAGGGACCAAACGGTTTCCCCCTGGATACATCCAATGGAGTCATGCTAACACCGTTTCCAGGCATTCCAGGCAATGCTTGACGTTGCAAATCTTCCCATAGGTTCCGGTCCAACGGTGATTCCCGTTGCATGGTTTCGTGGGAGCCCCGATCAAATCGCAACCCGCTCCGCAAGTGCAAGGGTTGAGGTAGCACCCGGAGACCCGTCTAGCCCTCGCAACGTCTCCGAGACCTCCCCAGGGGGCATGGTCTCTGCCAGCATGGCCCGCACGCGCACCACAAGCGCTGCACGCTCTGGCAGCCGCTCGGAGGCTGCAGCCGTGACAGTGAGCAGCGCAACCGCTTCCGCAGGGGAGAGCGTAGCCGGGAAGATACCTAGCAGCATGTTCACGGTTTCAAGCTCGCCAGCGCAAAGCAAAGCGTCAAAACCTGAAATAATAGATGAAACTCGTTTCCGCTCGTTACTTTCGGAGGTCATAGACCATTCCCCTATCCCATACGATCCCTGAATTCCGCTCTCGGAGCCTGGAATTAATTTCCAGGATATCGAGTAGCGCGGCTTCCTGGGAAGGTGCGGTAAGCACGGCTAGCCGCTCATAGGCCAGGATCAACGTATCCCGCTCCAAGTCAGAGAACCCGGCGCTAAGCGTGTCTTTTCGGATTCGCTCCAAGTCGTTAATAATCGAGTAAAGATCCTGGTCTTTCCCCCCATTGAAGATCGCGAGCATCAAAACGGAGCGTGGTCTGCACTCCGTTACCATCATGTGCATAAAGTCAGTCATCGGATATACACGCTTTCCAGAGTAACCCAATAGCCGGAATCAACCCACTCCGCAGCCATCCGCAAAGCTTTAGCCAGGGAGAGCGGAGAACTCGGAACGGAGGAAGACGAGTAGAGATGATCTCCGTTCTTGTGAACATAGAGATCTCCGGAGGTCTTTACGTAATAACCATGTTCGGTGGTTAGCTGTACTTTCATAGCTTGAACCCATGCGCCAGAAACCAGCCGTGATCACAAGAAAAGCAAAAGAAATAAAAATCAACAATAGTCTTTCCTGATTCTTCGGTCTCTGGAATCGGATAGACCCGGGCAATTGCGATTTTATTACATTTGGGGCAATCCGCATTCAGGACAGCATGGGAAACCGCATTTGGATCCCCTGAGAGACCCATCCGCGCTACGGCTGGCACGGGTCTAAACCCGGTGATTGTCCCTTTATAAAGGGACTCCAAGAGATCCGCAGTCTGCGCTAGGAGGTCTCCCGCGTCTTCTATAACGTCATGGGGGCAGACTTCGCGCCCCAATTCCTCCGATTGGTGCGCTTTGCGCCGGTCTAGCCACCCTGCAGCGATCTTGCACTCTGCGGCTAGCGCTCGGAGTTCCACTAACTTCTCTTGCATTGCCATCGTGCTATTCCTTCATTCTAATTCGAGTTTAACCGCCCACTCCGGTTTATCCTGGTCTGACGTGTTCTCCGGAGGAGAATGCTTCGCGCATCCTGGGTTTGCACAATACCACGCATAATCGTAATCTTCCTCTGTCGCTTGCGTAACCACGACAGGATACCCACACTCCGCACAGCACCGGGGACTAAGCCATGCGTGATTATGCCGATTTGGGGGCATGCTGCAGCGTCTCCGGCAAATCTTCTTCCTGGCATACCTCATGCTTTGGCCCGCAACCGGAATCCCGGACATTCAGAATCAGCTTTACCCTGTGGTCACAGCCGGGAATCGTACAGCGCTCATAACCGATTACCCAATTGTCCCACTCCGAGAGCTTAGCCGGAGCGTTGATCGTCTTGTGGAGCCCGATCCTGCAGAGGAATCGGCGAATCCGCGAAACGGGTTTGTCTGACGTGATTACGGCTGGGAGGTCAAATGCGCTCATGCATTCCCTGTGTACCACGCCAGAAAATTTTGTCAATAGGCGCCAGCCGGTCAACCCGGGGGGAATTCCTGGAAACCTGTCCAGTGCTAAGGGGGAAAATCACTGAACAAATAGGTTGGGTTGAGCCCCTATGATCTCATCAAAACCCGCTCTGGCCGACGGGACATAGGAAAACCTGAGATTAACTACAAAATCTTCCGGGCTGGACCTCGGAGCCTCCGGCTAGATCCGGGTCAAAACCGCAGTAATGTCAAAAATCGGTCCTAACTCCGCAGAACATAAGGAGATCCATTATTGAAGGATCAATAATTGTCAGCTAGAACCCTATGAAAGAGAGAAGACTTAAAAATGATCCGCTTCCTCTGCGGAGTTAGAGCCCGATTTTGACAAGATCACGTATTTTCGTGATGCGCCTGAACAGGTGATCAGTCCAGATTATTCGTAAGTGCCTTAGCTTTTTGTGGTTAGTGCAGTTAAATTCCGGGCTCCGTCGCTGTGGAGCCTGGAAAACGAGTCGATAGGTTCCCAGCCTTGCACTGTTAGTTAGTTCAGGTAAAACCCGGTCCAATGGTCCGACAAGACAAACGTAAGCTACCCTGCACGGTAATCCTGCAGGTATGACCATCGGACTTCGGTTGACGCGAAAAAAGATTATTTTTTATCTGGACACAGGGAATCAGGATCGCTAGAGTAAGGGACAGAAAGCGAGGTTATCCGATGAACCCTGCCGTTGTTTGCGCTGGCCTGAATGTCTTGATCTCCGCCAATACGGATACGGAGACGGCTGCTTACCGGGTTGTCGTGGGGGACATGACAGCTTCTGAGGAAGGGACTCCGGTCCAGAGTTACCGGGTGCTTCATCCGCGGAAGTCCCGGGAAGCCTTCAAGGGAACGGCTAAGGAGGTCGCAGCCTGGATTCTTCACTAGCGCTAGCTTGACCTCCGAGACCGGATGCTTATGTAGGGGGAATGAGCTTCCGGAAAACGCAAGATGGAAAATGGATCATCTTCGGAACTCCGCTAGAGTTCCGTAGTGGTAGAGTCATCATAGTGACATCCGAAACCATTATTTACCTTTCCCTGGGGAAACCATTTTACGCTGGGGAAGGTTTGGCCTGTTACGGCTATCCAGAGTGACCTAAGAAAAGCGCTTGCCGTAGCTGCGCCAGCCGTGGTATGCATGGGGTCTCTCGGAGGTCCCATGTTCTCACGCCGATCGCTCTCCATGCTCCCCCTGCTGCTTCCCCTGCTGTGCTGCGCCGATTCGGGGGATCCGCTCGTCCCCACCGTGGGGGGCTCCGGCTGGGGATCGGAGCCCCCCGTGCAGCCGCCCTCGGAGGTCTCCCCCGGCCATGTGGATCGGGTCAATGTGACCTATGGGCTCGACTCCCCCAACCTGCCCCCCGTGCAGAGCGTCGCCGATCGCTATGGGGAGCAAGCCCAGATCTGCGCCAGCCGTGCGCGCAGCGCAGCGGACCGCGCAACCCGCGCGCAGAAGGAAGCGGGGGATCTGGCGATGGCTGCGCAGCTTTTCACCAATGCGCAGATCTTCGCTCGCGCCGCAGCCTCCGAGCAGCCCGCGTCGGAGTCCGATGTCTCCCTGCGGGATACCCTGGCAGCGGGCGCAGCCTCCGACGCTGCGACCGCGGACAAGATCCTGCAGTCCTACCCGGCGGAGATCCCCCCGGTCTAGGCTCCCGCTCCGCGCATCCGGAGACTTCCGCAGGGCTGCAGACCCTGTAAGGTGGTCTCCGAGTCTCTCTGTCAATGCCAAACGCCCGCTCCGGAGTCCGGAGCGGGCGTTTCTTTTTACAGGTTCAAGAAAGCATCCCGGGATGACTTTGCTTTATTCGTGAGCGTGGAATCGTCCGACCCGGAAAAGTGGTACTCCCAGAATGCCGGGAATATACCATATCCCCACAGCCGACCGATCAATTTCTTCCCCAGGTAAACAAATAGAGAGGTAAAGCTATTATTGATTCCATTGATGGTATTGTCCAGGATCATCCGAAAGCGCATGGTGGGTATCTCCTCTGTCTGATTAAGAAGATAGTCCGGACCTCCGCGGAGGTCAATAGTTAAAAGAAACTTTTCTGGATTAGTGGCCAGAAACCGAAAAGCCCCGGACCGAAGTCCGGGGCTTGCCAGTGGGAGCCCTGTGCTACTTGTTCAGACGTGGCCACCGGCTACACAGGTTCCGCCGAGTGGAGACCATCCCATTTTGCTCCGTCGGAAGCTGCAGCTTTGGGGGCGCTGCAGCTTGTGGCTGCGCCCCTCGCGACACTTCCCTTTGGAGCCCTCTACCTCTCCCGTTGCCCGGGGCTGCAGTCCGACGGTTTCCCGCGAGATTGCTCACTTCCCCAGGCAGCCGCGCCGCTGTGGCGCTAGCCGTTCTGCAGGTTGCCGTCGCTGGCGCAGCCGTTGATCTTGATGGGCAGCGCTCGCGGCTTGATACCATTGTAAGTGGGGAATCGCGCGCAACGCGCGGCAGTATGGCCCAGCTTGAACGTCATTTGACCTCCGGAGGTCCGTTGCGGGTTTCGGTGAATGCTGACTAGGAAAGACTAAGCGATCTGGCGGGGGAGTGCAAGAATTATTTCAGGGAGCGGATAGCCTTGCGTACCAAGAGAGGGGATTGGCCGGTTTCCTTAGCCAGGGATCTTACTTGCTCGGCTTCTTCCCTCCGCGCAAGCTCTCGCTTCAAGAACTCGGCTACGGCTAAGCAGGATTCCATTTCTCCCTGGTCTCCCTCATTAATCTCTAGCCAGGCTATCGCTACTCCGATATCCGCGGCTTTCATCTTCGGACTCGCGCCGGAAGCCGGAGCGGCTTAGGGGAGGTCCCCCGGGCTGCAGCCTGGACTAACTTCCGCTTCTCCCGCTCGGATGCATCCGGAGGAGGTAAAACCGGCTTGTCAGGAAGCGGACAATAGTAATAGGTACGCCCCCAAATTGGATACCAATCCATTTATTTCCCCTTAGACCGCGCATCCGGAGTTCTCCGCATGAGGCTTTCCACGTCTCGGATGAGCGCTAGCCTGTGGTCTGCGGAGACTTCGGAGGGAACAATCCCCAGGGGAGCGGTTCCTAGCTTTTCTAGGAGCGCTTCAAACCGGGGGATTAACGGCTTGATCTGGGAATCGGTACTCCAGTCATTCAGGGGGAACTTTTCCACGTCTCGGAGAAGCGTCCAGAGACGATCCTGCCTGGGGGACATGGTTACGGAGTTTCCTCCGTCTCCGCCTACAGTCATTCGTGCCATGGCTAATCCTTCCTTCCTCCCAGATTAGAGCGATTAACCCCCAGGCTATCACAGCTAACGCGAGTCCTGCCATTTCAGTATTTTCTTAAATGAGTTCATCGATCGCCAGCCGGATCGCGTTCAATTCGTCGCAAGAGATAACTCCGCTCCGCGAAGTCTCCCGGGAGCAAAGGTATCCGATCGCTTTGTCTAGCACCATTGCACGCTTCAAGGTGCTGCTAAGGAGGTTCCAACCGTTTTTGAATTCCCGCTCCCGGTCTCCGATGATCTCAGAAACCAGGATTTCCGCTAGCCGCTTGTTCTCTTTAGCTGTCATGGTGAGAAAAGGATAAAACCGTTTCCTGTGAATGTCAAATAAAAAAAAACCTCGGAGCGGGTAACTCCGAGGTCAGTTTGGGCAAGGATTGTAGTGGTAGGGACCGTTAAGCGCTAAGAACCATTTCCCATGGTCCGGGGGAGCCTTCCGAATTAATGGGGCAGCCCATACCCCAAAGCCGTTATTTTACATTGCTTCACTAGCCCAGCCGGTAAGATCAAGTCTTCTGTCGCTGGGTTCTGAGTTTTGATGTTCTCCATTTCTGGCAGGCTTACAACCATCCGGGGCTGCCGTGCCATCCGGTCTGGTTTGAAGCCCTGCCGATCCACTACAGGCTATCCGAGTCCCCCACTCGGAGCAAGTATTATTTTCGGATTTGATAGGTGTACTGGACTGCAGCGATCGGGGTCCGGCTTCCCCTCATGGGCGGTTCCCCAAAGGGCAGGAAGTGTGGGAGAGCGAACCATGCTCCGGTCTCATAGCCTCCCTGTGCGATGACAAAATCAAGCTTTCCGAGGAAAGCAAGCATGGCAGTCCGGCTGTACACTTCGATTCGGATCGTCATGGCTACCACTTCCCCATACCGATCAAGCGATCGGCAAGATCGGCAATTCGGATCATGACGATCGGATCTTCGGTCTGGGAGTAAAGGTTGTTAATCAGAGAGACCAGATTTGCCCGGGTCATGTTTCCTCGCTTTCTGAGAAAGAACATAATCCGGTTTCCGGTCTATGTCAAGTAAGGGAAATCAGATTTCCGCTTTTTCTTTGGAGCCTGGGAGGTTCCAAGCGAAATCGAAATGAGACTTCATCCGGATAAGCAGCCGTCTTCCGGCGTCATCCGCGGATAGGCCGGAGTAGGGACCTCCGCGGGTTACGGCTAGAGCCCGCTCATGGGCAATGTCTTCTAGAGCTTTCCGGATTCTTCCCCACCGCGGACCGTAATCATGCTGTGACTCTTGCTGAGTCATCCCAGCGATAGCCGCTCCGACCAAAGCGGAGAACACGCCGATCGCCACCCGACACCAGACCGGGAGCCCCAAAGCTGCAGCCCCTGTGGTAGCCAAGCCGAGCAAGGCTGAAAGCTGACCTCCCCAGGATTGCACGGCTAGCACGATCGTATGATACCGGCAATTCAGATCGGCTTTTATCTTGAACCGGGAGACCTCGGAGTCAAGCCGTTTGATCGCCAGCGTCAAGATCTCCGAGTCCCCTGCAGGGCTGTACAGGAACGGGGGGAGTTTCGGATCTGTCATGGCTCAACCGGGTAAATTGCGGTTGTCGTGGCATCCTTGACGATCGCCAGCATAAGCCACTCAATCGGAATGACTGTCAGCTTGAATTGCTGGCGCATCCAGCCGTCTTTTTCAGGAAAGCGATCCATTAACATGCATCTTGCGGTATGCTCCGCCATGTAGTTATCGATTGCTTGATAGACCACGGCAACCGCTGTGAATACCGGCTGATATCCTGGGGTTGCTTCCTTCCTTGCTGACAGAGCGGCTGCGACGATCATCTAATCATCCTCCGAGCGAACATCTAAGGGGCAGTGCCTACCAGACTTGTGCGGTTCCTTATCTCGCAATTGCGGACAATCCTTCCAATGACATTCCCCATCGCCACGGATAGCCCTGCTCCGACCCAATCAATCAGGAGACATTCCTCTTTCTACTATGTCCAGGCTCATTACTCATCATCCTTTCCGAGGTCCGTAAACCCCTTTCCAAATAGCCACTCCGCGCACAGACAATCCCCACCGTCTGTAATGATGACCCGTTTGGTAGTTCCGATCTTCGCTCCCAGCGTGCGAGTAAGCCGGATGAATTCGGCTACGGCTTCTTCCGGAGAAACGAATTCCTTTGTTCTCTCTTGACCCACAGGAAAGAATTGATAGACGGAGAACTCGTTTCCTCCGGACAGTGGATTCTCTTTTTCTAGCATAGCTGCAGCCTTTTCCCGCTCGGATTCTCCGCGCATCCATCCTGGCCATGTCCGGACCTCCGCAGCCGTCTTTGTGACCGATTCCCAGAATGCGCGGCTTTCAGGGTCGGAAAGGTTCCGGCGGATTCCCATGCGACAAGCATATTGCAAACCATGGCCCGGTCAAGGATAATCCCCCCATGACCTACGGCTTGACAGAGGGAGCAATTCCGGGAGCCCTGCGGGATATCCCGGGGATGTTCCATGCGCTCATCTCGGATGCTCCCTATGAACTCGGATTTATGAATCGTGCCTGGGATAAGTCCGGAGTGAGCTTCCAACCGGAAACGTGGTCTGCCTGTCTGGAGAAGTTATATCCGGGCGCTTTCGGGCTGGTCTTTGGCGGAAGCCGGACCTATCACCGGATCGCTACCGCGATTGAAGACGCGGGAGCAATCATCCATCCATCCATTTTCGGCTGGCTGTACGCTTCCGGCTTCCCGAAAGCGACTAGAATAGACACGCAAATTGACGAAAAATTGGGCATAAAATCAGAGAAAACCGATTCAAAGTACAAGAATAGAAAGCCTAATGGGTCGCTTACGGGGGGAGTTTACGGATCCGACGGAGAAGACGGGGGGAGGAGTACCCTGGTCTCTGTATCCGAGGAAGCCCAAAGATGGGTTGATCATCGATATGGCCTGCAGGCCATGAGGCCAGCAATGGAGCCCATTATCTTATTTCAAAAGCCGTACTCCAAGGGCTCCAAGGTTGACCAAATGGTTTCCACGGGAGCGGGAGCCCTTAACATCGGTGGCGCAGCCCATAGCCGTACAGCGCGGCTTGTGCCTGGGATGGGAGTCATGGGGGTTAACTCCTATGGGGAGCATACCGGGGATTGGTATACTGACGCTTCCGGAAAGCGAGTAAGGGACTCCAAGCTATCGGATACGTCATGGCCCAGCAATGCGGTAGTGTGCCATGCGCCGGATTGCTCGGAGTCCTGCAGCCCAGATTGCGCTGTGCGAGCATTGGAAGCGAGCGGCGCGAATATGGAGAGCTTCCTTATCCTGGATTGGGAATGTGAAATCCAGGAAAGGCTAGGGAGGTCTCCGCAAGCTACCTACGTAGCCAAGCCACAGCCGGAGGAGAAAGACGCGGGGATCTCCGCTCCGGCTTCCATCGTTTCCGATGGTCGGAACAAGCCGATTGACAACCCATATTTAAGGGGAGAGACGGAGCGGAGAAATACGCATCCGACGGTAAAACCCTTGAAACTGGCGCAATGGCTGGCTACACTTCTTCTTCCTCCGAAAGGGTATGAGCGCAGGTTGCTAAATCCGTTTTCCGGGTCGGGCTCCGAGATGATCGGCGCATTGCTGGCAGGCTGGGAGTACGTTCACGGGATAGAACTCCGTCCGGAAGCCTGCAGGGAGTCACGGGAGCGTGCGGATTGGTGGCTGTCTCACTCCACAGCCCAGAAAATCAGGGATCCCCGTGCGCTACGGGAAGCCGTCAAGGATGCTGCGGGTTTTGAGGGTTCCTTCTTCTCCCGGTCAACGGATTACGATTTTTCAGGAGATGATCTATGATAATTCTAGATATCAACCTAGACGTAAACCTTATTTGCTTTGACATTTATAAGGGTGAATTTGATCACGTCATTTTAGGACTATTGGAAGAAACAAAACATCCGAGTAATGATCCTCAACGGGAGCGGGTTAGAGATATGCTCCATACCCAGGCATGGCTACGGCTTGAAGTGTTAACCAATCCAGGCTCCAAATGAAAATTGATTTCACGCATAAAGACTTTTATAAAGCGCTGGTTAAAGCGGAAGATGCGTTTATCCGTAAGCACGGGTTCAAACGGGTTATGAAGCGACAAACGGCTAGCGCAGCCGTCGGCTTGCCCGTGGCATCCTATCTAGCCGCTTGCCGAAATAACTATCAAGAGGGGGAATGGTATAAACCAGGGGAGCCTGGAAGCCTTTCTAGATCTGATTTGCTTATGACCTTGAAGCGTGCATATGGGTTTGACGGAATATGAGTCAAGAGGAAGATAAGGAATTCGATTCCCTGATTAAGTCCGTTGTCAGGGCTGTAAACGCCCGGGGGAAATGTGCCATGCTCGCGGCTGTAATCGCTGCGCTCCCAGCCGAGGACATAGACCAGATAGCCGATTTGTGCATGTGCGCAGCATGCAAGAGAGGAAGGATGCATTAATGGAACGTAAAAACAACGATACTTCCTTAAATGGTGAAACCTGTGATTTGATTTTGACAGGTTTGATTTTGATTGGAAGGTTTGATCGTGAGTTATCCGCATACATCGAAGCGCTAGATCTCACTCATCCGAGCATGTATCGAGAGATCAAGGAAGCCGTTTGGAAGCGTCTCGACGTGATCACCACTCCGAGCAAGGAAGCCTGATATGGATCCAGTCAATGACGCTTTAGACAATGGTTTTATGTATGGAGCAAACTTCTCCGATTGCGGGCTTTACAGATACTTGCTCTGGCGTATCTGGGATCGTGAACTCCCCCGGATGAACTTCCTTATGCTCAACCCCAGCACAGCGGATGAGCGGGAAAACGATCCCACGGTGGAACGCTGCCAGCGCAGAGCGAACGCTGCAGGATACGGGGGGCTATTCGTAACCAATCTCTTTGCTTATCGGAGTACGGATCCTGCAGGGCTTTCCACTTTCCGGGGGGATCCCATCGGTCCGCTTAACAATTCCTGGATTCTCTGGGCTGCGCGGCAAGCAAAGGTTATCTGTGCCTGGGGAAATCATGGTAAGCTTCTTCGGAGGGATGAGGAAGTGATCCGGATGCTCCGAGCGGAGAAGACTCCCCTGCATGCGCTCCGGCTTAACGCTGGAAACATCCCGGCGCATCCCCTGTATATTCCTTACTCGGAGCAACCCGTTTTGTGGGGTCCTTAAATGCTAATCGCTAGAGCAACATATTCCTTTCCTCATGATGCGGATGGGAGGGAGCCCGCAGAGGTCTATTGTCATTGGCCATGGAATCGCAAGGGAGTAGAACTTACTGACGCGGAGGGTATTGTAATTTCCCGACAGGAGTATGCTCCGAGGTCTTTTAATCCTTATCGTGATGAGGTCATCATTGAAAAGGAAGATAAGCCATGATTGAAGCACATTATTGCGCCAATTGCCGGGCTCCCTGGGGAGATGTCAAGCTATGATCGAACTAACGCTTATGAATGGGACTAAGATCGTCATTAACCCGCATTGGCTGATTCACTTCAGACCCTACAAAGACGGGTGCAGGCTCTTTATCCCTACGTCAAGAACAAAAGAAACCCTACTCGTGAAAGAGTCCTATGCTGCAGTTTGTGCTAAGCTGATTTCAGCGGGCGCAATGTGCAAGAACGCGGTCTAGCGGAGGTCCCATGCGGAACTACATTCTCTGGATCCTCGTGTCAATTTCTCTGGTGTTCGCGGTCTCCGGCTGTGCCAGCACAGATCCTTACGAGACCCGGGAAGTCTCGGAGAAGAAGAAGCCGAGCAAGCCAAAGAAGCCGCAAAGCCCCCCACCCTCTTATCCCTCATGCTAGCTTTTAGCGGCCACAGACCGCACAAGCTAGGCTACAACGGATACAGCTTTGACGCTCCCCTGCGAATCGCGATCCGGCTGGCCATGCGTGCGAAGCTCCTAGAAATCCAGCCGGAGAAATGCATTTCCGGGATGGCCCTTGGCATAGACCAGGATGCAGCCGTGGTATGCAATGACCTCCGGATCCCCTGGATAGCGGCTATCCCGTGCGAGGGTCAAGATCGGCTGTGGCCAGAGTCCAGCCGGGAGACCTACCGCAGGCTGCTAGCTACGGCTACGGAGGTCCGGGTTATCAGCCCCGGACCTTACTCCGCGCAGAAGATGATCATCCGCGATCCTTGGATGGTTGATAACTCAAAAAAAGTTCTTGCGGTATGGGATGGATCCAAGGGGGGGACGGGACAGACTGTCACGTATGCAATCGAAAAAATGTTAGAAGGAAAAGTAAAAAAGCTAATTCGGATTCATCCGAGAGAGGTTATTTTCGTCTTTGGTTCCAACCGTGCGGGTAGACATGGCAAGGGGGCTGCGCTGCATGCCGCGCAATTCTGGGGAGCGGAAGCCTGGGTAGGGGAAGGGTTGACCGGCCAATCCTATGCACTTCCGACGAAAGACACCGATATCCGGACTCTCCCCCTTTCGGATATCGCGTACCACGTTGACAACTTTATTTCTTTTGCGCATGCACACCAAAAGCATTTCTTTCAAGTTACCCGGGTCGGTTGCGGCTATGCCGGGTACACCAATAAAGACATTGGGCCTATGTTTGCAGCCGCTCCGCGGAATTGCTTGCTCCCGTCGGAGTGGGAAGTCTACAGGGGGCTTTGATGCGCTGCCCAACGGGTTATTTTTGGGTTGCACACTTTCTAAGGCTGTGCAATTGTGAATCTCAGAAAGGAAGGATTAGGAAAATGCCGTTGAAACACTACTCTCACGCTTACGATGATGCGCTGCAGGAAGCCGGGATGCTCATGGAACCTTCTTCGGTTCGCACCCTGGAAGAAGCCGTGTCCTATGCGCGGCTGTGCCCGGAAATCGGGGATGCTCCGCGGCTGTGCGAGGGGATCGCTGCCCTCTTGAGCAATGTACAGCCCACTCCGGGGATCGTTACCGGATCTGTTTCGGCGAAGTCTCGCGACGTGGCGAAGAAGTTCCTTGAAGATCTCCTCTTGAACTTGCGGCGCGGGTTTTAGCCGTGCGCTTCGCAGCCGATAGGAAGGATCTCCTAGACGGAGTAACCGCCGCTCTGGAATGCATAGACCAGAAAGCGGTTACTCCGTCTATGGGGATGGTTCTGCTGCAGAGCACAGCAAGCGGCTTGATCATCACCGGATCGGACCTCTACCGGCTGCGACAAACCGCGATCCCTGCGGAGGTCCGGGAGCCCGGGAGCTTAGCGCTTGCTCCGCAGGTTTTACGGGACCTCTTGCGCCGGTTCAAGGTCCCCAGCCTGGAATTCATTTCGGTTGGGGAGTCCGCGGAGATCCAAGGGGGGAAAAGCAAGTATACCGTTTCCGGGCTTAATCCTGCGGAATACCCAAGGATCCACATTCCGGAGGATGGGGAATGGACCTCCGTTCCCTCTCTGACGCTCGGAGACCTCCTAGACCGGGTGACTCCGAGTATGGACAATAACGACTCGGATCCGAATCGGGTTAGCCGGTCAAGCCTTTTGATTGATGCGCAATCGGGGCTTGATGCGGATGAGACGTGCGCCTATGCATGCGACGGAGCAAGGCTAGCTATCGCAGCTATGCCGCATGACCTCGGAGTGGGACGGGTCATGATCCCTCGCACGGGGATCATGAGCTTGCGGAAGTTCTTGGAGCCCCTTGGCACGGTAGCGATCACGCTGGCCAGGGATTGGCTGTACCTGCGCTATGGGGGCAGGATCCTCGGAGTCCGCACCCTTGACGGTTCCAAATTCCTGAATGTCCGGAGCGTGCTTCCTGTGGGAACTCCGGAGGTCGCTGTACTCCCCCGTGCCTTGCTCCAAGAGACGCTAGAACGGCTAGCCGTGGTCTCCGGAGACGGAGCGATCCGGCTAAGCCTGGGGAGCAATCTGGCACGGCTGGCAGCGGTCAATGGGGCAGGGGAGGAGACGATCGAAGTCCAGTACAGCGGGAAGCCTTACGATTTAGGCTTGCATCCGGAGAAGACGATCCCCGTTATCGCTGGGTTTGTTTGCGATCGCATCCGGCTGGAAATCTTCGCCGTGTCAGAACCGATCGTGATCAAGCCGGATAACGATGATCCATACCTCGCGTCGTTTATGCCGGTAAGACTCGAATAATTTACTTGCATCCGAATTCAGGATGCGTTAGCTTATCTTTCAGACAGGCACTAACCCCAAAGCGGAGAACTTCAGATGAACAAGAACGGAATCCTGCAGCCCAGCGAGACCATGACCCCCGGATCCGGCTTCCATGGCCTGATGACCCGTCTCTACTCGGAGCCCGGCATCCCCGGCATGCAGGTACAGGTGTTCATGCTCGTGCAGGGCAAGGATCTGGCGGAGTCGCGAGCGATCGCGGAAGCGGGCAAGGGCAAGCTGCGGCGCGGCAAGGTGATCGATTCGGCGGAGTTCCCGGGTGCTGTGGAGATCCACAAGTGCAGCGACAACTCCGTCGCCGACGACGCGCTGCGCGGCGTCGCGCTCGCGTTCGCGGGGCTGCTCCCAGAGGAGAAGTCCGCGGAGGAGAAGAAGCCCGCGGAGACCGCGGCACTCTAAGCCGCTCCAAGAAACGCGAATCCCACGCGCGGAGACTCAAAGCGGAAACGCTGCCAGTCGAGAAAGCAGCCTAGCCCGCTGCAGGGATTGACACCCGGAAACAGACCGGGGGAGGTTGCGGAACCCTTCTACCAAACGCACGGGTCGAAAGGCTTGCTGTGTTATCCCCTGACACTCGGAAAGACGGGAAGCGGCTATCTGAGAAAATGCCCTCGCGAGAGGATGTCTCAGTATCGGATGGTCCGTTTTGCGGAGTGGCGCAGCCCGGTAGCGCGTCGGGTTCATACCCCGAAAGCCGGAGGTTCAAATCCTCCCTCCGCAACAGAGCGAAAGTAACTCGGATACTGCACAGTCTCTGTAGATTTGGCGTTAGCCTTTCCGAGAGCTTCATAAGCCGAGTACCTAGCTCTTTTCTTATGACCGGATTGATCCTATGCGCGGTTCCTCACAAGGAAAAAGCTTAATTCCAGGAACTACCAAGCCTGGCTAGGATCTCCGGTCTCTTTTCCTCACGGGTCGGTTACGCTGCAGGTAAGCGTGCCTGGCATGGGGGAGCTTGAAATCGCGGGTTCGATTCCCGTCCGATCCATTTCGCTCCGAGGTCTCTTGCTACCTTGCCCGGGTCTCTGGACCTCGGAGCGGATCCCTTCTGTTCCCCCGCATGGGGAGCGCTCTTTATGCCGGATGCGTCCCTACTAGACGCTTCCCACAACCCCCAAACCCGCGCAGCGGATGGGGGGACGCATCCGGCGCTTTTCGTGCTATCCTCCCCTCATGAATCCCGCACAGCGGATCGGTGCAGTCCGATTCTTCGCAGACCACCTTGTAAGAACTCCGCTTGCGCACATGCCAGCGCAAGATCTCCTCTTGCACCTAAACGCATTTCTTGCAACGCAAACAATTGATCCTATTCCCGACGCGGGGGAACTCGTTTCCCTGGGGATCTCACTCGGCTACACCTATCAGGTTATGCCGGATGGTCTCTTTTACTGGTTTGTCAAGCTGTACAACCCCGACGCGGAAGATCAGTCCGGGAATGAGCGTCAAGCCGCAAAGCGGGCGCAGCTTGACAGCATGCGAGAAGAGACCTACCACGCTGCCCAAAGCCTCCGGGCTGCGAAGCAGCACCACATGGCAAATAAAACGGTTCTAGTCTATCTGGCGATCATCCGAGCGGAAAAGGAGGAGTTCCCCCGCCCCCAGGGTATGGACGAATCCGCAGACCTCGCGATCCCAGCCCCTGCAGGGCTCCCTGTGGCCCCCTCGCCACCCTTGCCTAACTAGCCGGGGGAGCCCGCTCCCACGCGATATAGGCACGCTCCGCAGCGTGTCTCAAGTGTGCCCGGACTTCCTGCGGGAGCCCCGGCGCGGGTTCTCCCTGGATCCACGTTGCTCCCGCATCCTCCGAGTATTCCAGCCGGAGAATCGGAAAATTTCCGGCAACCTCCGAGGTCAACCCCTGTTCAAGCTCCACAGGTTGCATCCTTGCGCGTAGGTGCAGGCCATTCCATAGCCCGGTGACTTGGCGCTTATCTGTCGGAGGGATCGGGTTGCTCATGGTCTGTTCTCCCACTCCGCAATATAATCGTAATCCCAGGTTGGGAGCAAGGCGCTTTTGTCGCTGGCGAGATTATACGCTGTGACGTAATCCGCTGGGGTCATCCGGTTAATCTCGATATAGAGACAAGCGGAGTTAACCAGCGATAGATCTTGTCCTAGCGTGCCAATCATTGCCAGGATATCGTTTTTCAGGGCTTTGGAGAGATTCGGGGGGCTAATCGCCAATCTCCAAGCGACGAAATCCAGGCATCTTGCGGCGGTTTCGATTCGTGCCATGCTTCACCCGTGGTATGCTTTCCTGCAGTATACCATGGCTAGACCACTGTTTGGACCCCAACCGCTCCCAGGAAGCGGCTGCACGTTCCTAGAACACCTTCCGGATTGCCGTTGCCCCCAGGCAATGCTACTCCGGACTCCGGCAAGGATCGCGATCTTCGGGGGAGGAGTCGGGGGAGGAAAGTCTTATGCCGGGCTGATACTCGGCTTGATCTGGAGAAGAATCCGCGGATATCGCTGTGGTTTCTTCCGTATCGACAGACCGCGACTCACGCAAGAGGGCGGTTTGTGGGATACTTCCAAACTCATTTATCCATACTTTAACGCGGAACCTAATTCCTCCGCGCTGTCATGGCGGTTTCCCAGCGGAGCGGAGATCAAACTAAACGGCTTACAGGGGGAGCGAAAGCTAGGCGCAAAGGATGGGGGACAGATCCCCATTATCCAAATTGATGAGGCGCAAGAGTTCTCTCGGAAGATGTTTTTCTATCTTCTATCCCGCAACCGTTCCGGAGTAGCCGGAATCCCTAACTACCTCCGCGCTTATTGCAACCCCGATCCGGATGGGGCTCCCTGGCTATCGGAGTTCCTGCAGTATTGGTGGGATCCGGAGACCGGGTATCCGATTCCAGAGCGGAGCGGGGTTATCCGCTGGTTTATCAACCATGAGCATAGGTTTGTTTGGGCGGATACTGCGCAAGAACTCCGCGATATGGTTCCGGGCTGCAGCCCCCTCTCAGCTACGTTTATCCAGAGTCACATTTACGACAATCCAATTTTGATGCAGAACAATCCGGAGTATTTGGCTGCATTAAAGAATCTTGATCCCCTGACTATGGAGATCAAGTTAAAGGGCAATTTCAAGATCCGCATTGGAGCGGGTTCCATGTTCAACCGGGTACATTGCCCACGGGTTGAATTCACGCCGATTAATGCAGAGCGTGTCAGATATTGGGACCTTGCAGGTATCTCGGAGGAAGAAGCGGAAGCGCAGGGGAGAGACCCGGATTACACGGTAGGGCTCAAGATGGCCCGCTGCAATGTCACTAAGCAATGCTTTGTAGAGGATGTAATCAGAGGGAGATTTCACCCGTTAGAGGTCAGACAGCTAATCAAAGACACAGCGGATGATGATGGCGAGTACGTCAGAATCAGAATCGAGTTTGAAGCGGGCTCCCATACTAAATATGTAGAATCGCAATTCCTGGAATTACTCTCTGGCTATGACGTTGAATTTGTGCCAGCGAGAAGATCAAAGTTTGCCAGAGCGCAAGGGGTATCCGCACAGTGGAAAGCTCGCAACGTTGCGGTAAAGCGGGCTCCCTGGAATGAGGAATTGTTTCAGGAATTGGAAGCTTTCCCGAAAAAGGGAAGGAACATACACGATGATCAAGTAGACTGTTTATCCGGAGCATTCAATACGCTTTCTGTGATAGATGGTCCGATGTCCGATGCTGACGCGGAGATCTATGCGCGTGTGCTTTCATCCGGGCTGGCCAATGTTCCGGGTGCAGGGAGGTATGGACGCTAGTAAACTCCAGTCCGCATGCTCCGAGTGGTCTGCCGCCGAATCCGATCCCTGTCGTCTGCGACCATCCCCAGGCATCCGGGAGAGACCGACCGATCGCGGATTGTCAAGGTGAATTATTCCGGAATTCTCTATAGAGTGATTGATTGGGTCAATGGATCTTCTATCACCGTACCCGCTCAAAGTCTCCTAGACGCATTTACCGATTATGAGCATGTAACTGCCATCGTTTGCGCCAGAATCCATGTTAAGGAGCATGATATAGTGGTAATCGAGTCTGGCCCTGTAATCAGGTTCAATATCGATGGGAATTACGCTTTTGTAGAAACTGAAAACTCTTATTATGAGGTAAGGATCGATGCTTGATAAGCTGCTGGCACTATTCGGTTATGGCAAACTGGATAAACTGGAAAGGAAGAATCCTTCCCGTAATCCGGTCATTGCCGGGCTCAACCTGCAGCTTGCGGATGAGGCGGTTATCTCCCATGAGTTAGGGAGGTTCAAGCTATCTTCCCAGGTAGGGAAAGCCCTAGACCGGGATGACAGAACGAATGCATGCTTTAATACGCGAGAGCTTGCCGTGCAAGGTCTCGATTTCTCTTTTACCGATCCCCTCTATGGGAAAAATAATCGGCGTGCCAGGAAAGCGCTAGAGCGGGATTTCCCGCAAATGTTTCCCGTGTCTATCTGGGGAGAGATCATCCGCAATGTGGGGATGTTCGGTTTCTGTGTAGCACGGCTTAACTGGAATACTCCGGTCCCCACGATCCAAATCTGGGATCCTTACTATGTTACTTACAATTTCGATAAACGCCAATTCATGGCGGAATGCGTTTGGACCGATAAGAGCGGGATACAGCACAGGGCGGAAGTTCCGGTCACAGCCGGGGATGGGAATTGGCTCTTATTCCTGGGTAGGAATCATTCACAGCCGTATATGGGAGGATTGATCCGGATCCTTCCTCAGCTTGTGGTGTTCCGACAGAGCAATATGCTGGATTGGAGCAAGAACGGGAAGATCTGGGGGAATCCGCCTAAAGTGGTTTCTACCACTGACGCGAGGGCTGGAAAGATTGATGATTATGAGCGGCTAGCGCTCAAAATGAAAGAGCTTTGTGGTAACGACATCATCACGTTACCAAATGGCGCAACAATCTCTCTGTTGGAATTGTCGAGAGACGCTTATCGAGTATTTCAGGCTTTCGGTCCGGAGTTCCTTGACGATTGCATTGCAATCGCCATTCTGGGGCAGAACCTTACGACTAAGGTCAAGGGAGCGTCGCTAGCTGCGACCACTGGCCATAACCTCGTAAGACAGGACTATATGGAAGGTGACTGCCGGACTCTGGGAGATACGGCTTATTCGCAAATCGCGCTGCCCTACTATTACTATAAATTCGGAATCGCGGAGCTTGATCAAGTTCCCAATCCTACCTGGGATGCTGTCCCCCCAAATGACGCGGAGACCAAAGCGAAAGCGCGCAAGGCTAAGGGAGAATCGTGGTCTGCGCTGGCTAAGGGGATTCGGGACCTCCGCGGAGTGGGGATCATTGTTAACCGGGAATCCATTTGCAAGGATGAAGGGATTCAAGTATCTCTATCGGGGATTTTGAACCGGAGGATACGCTGCCCCCAGGGGGGAATCCAGCGCTCCCCCCTGCGGAGGAAGACGATCCTGCAGAGGACGATAGCGAAGCCGAGTAGCGGTCAAGCTATATTGTAACACGCTCTCCCTGTTTACTTGAGAGTGTGAAGATCAAACCTCGGAGACAGGGATCGCATACGGAATTCGGAAACCTGCGGGTTTCCGATTCCGGCTGTGGATCCGTACTCTTGGGGGACTGTGGCGCAATGCTGCAGCCTGCGGAGACCTCCGAGACCTCCGCTCCCGTCAAGCGCTTCCGGATGCTTTCCGCTACGCTTATCCGCGGCTACTGGATCGATTACTCCGATCCGGGGCTGTGGACTCCCGAAACCGTGAGCCTATTTGAGGGTACGACCCTCTACATGGATCACAATAAGCCTGTAGCCGAGTGGATCGGAGTCACGGCAAACGCTGCGCTCTCCACTTCTACGGGGATTCTGGGGGTTGACGCGGATTTCCACATTGACCCTACCCAGGATGACATGCTAGCGGGGGGCGCAATCCGCAGGGGGCTTGCATTGCAGCCCACTCCGGCCATTCGCGCATGCTCCGTAGGAATCCATTTCGACGCGATCCCATCGCACGGGATGAACGCGGGAGATTGGAAGTTTTGGGATTTGCTGGGGTCGGAACTTGACGGAGAAATCGTCAGGTTCATCTGTAAGAAGATCCTCCGGATCGTGGAATGCTCTCTGGTGTACGCGGGAGCGGATCCGGGGGCGCACAGCCTTTCGGCTTCCGCCGACGCGCAAGCCTGGATTGATTTAAGCCGCAATGCGGCAGAGGTAGAACAGATGGATCCCCTGCTCGCGAAAGCGATCAAAGACGTTACCGGGGTTGACCCGGGGCAAGCGGCTGCGCCAGCGCTGTACGCGGTCAAGGATGACCGCGACAAGCTGCAGGTTGAGGTCACTGCGCTCCGCTCCGAGGTCGCTGCCCTTTCCGCTTCCGAGCGGGAGAGCTTGATCAAGGTCGGAACGGGTAACGGGAGCATCACGCCAGCCATGCTGCAGCCGATCCGGGATGCGGAGGGTAAGGAGCTTGCTCCCGCCTACGTGCATTCCCTCTCGCTGCCAGCGCTGCGCGCTCTGACCTCCGCACCGAAGAAGCAGCATAATGCTGCAGCGCAGCAGGATCTGTCCGCTCCCGACGGCAAGATCACGCCGATCCCAGGGTCGGACCCTGGGGAAGCCGCTCGCTTGATCGCACAGCGATTCGGCAAGCCGGTCTCCCAGGTAGTCGCGGAAGCCGCGGAGTACAGCGCCGGGCTTTCCCACGGTCAAAACCCGATTCCGCTGGCGAGGTCCTAACCCATGGCAGCGCTTACCCGACCCTGGATCCGTGAGCAAGTGGGGGACCTCCCCACGCGCCGCAGCAATGGCCCGATGCCAGTCAAGGCTGGCGTCAAGCTCTGGCCCGGCGCGCTCCTGTCAATCGAGACAAACGCGGGGGGATGGCTGAAACCGGCCATTTCCGGCGCGAACACCCGGGTTGTCGGGGTTTGCCCTTCTGCGCTTTTCGGTGACGCGATCGATAACACCAACGGGGGGAACGGAGCGATTTCTACGGAAGCGCTCCGCGGCTGCTGGCCATTTCACAATTCCAGTGCAAACCCCGTGACTGCCGTTCACGTCGGCGGACCGTGCTATGTCCAGGATGACAATACCGTCTCCTCTGACAACACAGCGACGCTGGCAGGCACGGTTCGCTGCATCCGTCCCGACGGTTTGATCGAAGTGGAGATCCAGTAAAATGGGTATGCTCAACGTCGCTGACGCGCAAATCCTGCTCGCACAAGTGGACGCTCGCTATATGGAGCAATTCCGAAACCTGCAAGATGGGTCATGGGCGATGAAGATCCTTCATACCCTGCCCATGAGCAAATCCAAAACTCGACTCCCCTGGATTAAGGTTTTCTCCGGGTTCAGGGAGTGGAACACGATGGATAAGCGGTTCCAAAACGTGCAGGTTGACGATTTCGCAGCGGAGACCCGTCCGCTCGAAACCAGCTTCAAGATCGATCGTCGGAACTCGCTTCCGCAGATCTTGGAGCAGATCGTTGACTTGACCGATGGTCTCGCGGAAGCCGTCGCTTTCTTCGATGATGACCTCACGGCAAGGGCAATTCTCGACGGCGAGACCGGCGGAGCGTCCTATCCGGGCTTCAAGTTCTACGATGGTCTGGCGGCATTCTCGGAGTCGCATCCCGTGGATCCGGATGATACCCAGGCAGGGGCTCCGGTCTGGCCAAACCTGCACAAGGGCAAGCCGCTCTCCCTGGAATCCCTGGAATACGGGATTCATGCGCTGGCCAGGGTGCGCGCCCCCAATGGGCGTAACATGCGCGTCTTCCCAACCCACTTGATCCACCCTGGCACGCTCTCCCAGACCGCGAAGCGGCTGCTCAAGACAGGAATCATCGGGCGCTTGCTGGCGCAAGCCAACAATGCGGCTGCGGGAGCGGGGGAAACCAATATCCACTCCGACGGAGATATCATCCCGGTCAACGCGCATGAACTCACCTACGGCTTTCCGAAGGAAGGGATCAACGGGTCGGAGGATGATTGGTATCTGGTCTGCCGGACCCCGACCCGGAAACCGCTTACCAAGCTCGAACTCCAAGCCCCGGTTGACATGCCGCTCAATGGGCAGATCGATGGGACGAAAGCCGAGGTCCACTACGGGAAGGAAGCTTCCGCGTCGGTTGTGATCACGCAATCCTGGTTTATCCACAAGTTCAAGAAAGCCGCATAGGGAGCGCACATGCCGATCCGCACGCATAACATGCAGGGTGCGCCCACGGGAGCGCTTATCGACCTCGGAGGCTTCTTCAAGCAGCTTGAAGTCTCCTCCCCCGGGGCTGGGGTTGCGTTCATCCGCGCAGCCCGGGTCAAGCCCGGCGCGAGCGCTCCCGCTACTCCGGCTGCGACTCCTGACGTTGCGGCAGGGAGTTCTCTGGCGGATGGCTGGATCCCCCTGGGCTCGAAAGACGCTTTTGAGTTCCGCGTTGACATCACGGGGGAGACTGGCTATCGGTGGGTTGAGATCTGGTCTACCACGGCTGGACCTCTCGTTATGGACGCGGAGTAAGCGCCATGCCCTATCGAGTAGGCGGAGCGCTGCGAACGCCCGCAGCCGTGGCTGCAGCGGGCCAATCCGGCGCAGCCATTACCACTTACACCCGTACCCAGATTGACAGCAAGGATACGGCTGTGGGGGCTGCGGCTGCGGTTGACGCTACCGGCAAGGCTGCGGCTGCGGTTGATAAGGTGCTTATGCTCACAGCCCCGGGCAGCAATGGGGCAGGGTCAATCACGTTGACCGGAGCCCTGTCCACAATGACCCTGGTCTCTGTCCTGAACGTGACAGACGGAGTGAAGATCGCCAATTCGGAGTTTTCCACCTTTGGGACTGGTACCCTTACCCAGACCAGCGGAACGGATTACTCCGGCAAGTCTCTGATCTTCCAAGTCAAGACGGCTTAACCCCGCTTCTTCCGCAGGAAGACACCTTCCGCGAGCGCAGCCGATCCAATTCCTCCCCCCTGCAGAAGCCGTTGCCCCCTGCGGAGTTCAACCCCAGCCATCCCCAGACCGCAACGGGTGCAGCCGTTTTCCGTCTCCCTGTGGCCGATTCGGGCGCATTCCCTGGCAGCCGCTAGCGCTTCCGCTCCGTAAATGACCCTCCGCTTGTCTTCCTCTGACATCGGGCAGCTATCGGCCCCATGGTCATCTGAAGAACAATAGAAGCACCTGAAATCCGCAGGAATCGTTTCCAAGCTACCCTCCTTTGCAGCCGTCCTTATGACCGTTGACGAAAAAGCAAACCGGGCAAACGGTTTCCGCTTCGATCGTCGCTTGCTCCGCCGATCGCACCCTGGGAATAATGGGGAGCGGGGGAGGAGTAGTGATCATCGGGAGATACCCGGTTACAGGGCTGTGGTGCGCATCCCGCTCCGCTTGCTCCGCAGATCGGAAGGTTCCGGAGGCTTCATAGGTCCCCCGGGTTCTCCCGATCGGGTACTCCCGTCTCATGGATGGCTGAAACTCGATATCTCGGAGTTCTTTGATTTCAACCCCATTGATCCGGACTTCGATCCGGTTGCTCAACCCTAGCCGCTTGATCCTGTTGTCTGTGTCATCCGCCATTTACTGGTTTGTCCAATCGTAGCTATCGGTCATGGTCCAGACCGGACTCTGCAGGGAAATCGCTTGGAGCCTGCGGATCATGTCCGCAGCCGGATCCAAGGGCTCCGAGACCTTGACCGGAGGGAGATTGGAAGTTAGCACAGTCCCGACCTTGGAGACCAGCCCGGACTGCACCAAACGGCCAATTTCCTTAGCCAGGGTATTCGTAGGGGTAGAAGAGAGATTGAAGATCTCCCGAATCTCTTTCGGGCCATCGCACAGCATGTTCAGGACTTCGGAGGTCTCAACCGTGATTTCGTTTCGCATAGATAGAAGATAGTTCCGGACTTACCTCCGGTCAAGTTTAATTTTCAAGAAATCGGCGTGGTACCCTGGGGGGAGTGGCGATTGTACTTGCGCAAGAGATCTTTCCGACGGCAGCCCCGGCTGCATACTTCGCGCTTTCCGTAACAACGGCTACAATCGAAGTCTGCGCTTACCTCCTTTCAGGGACCTCCGCAAAGCTCACGCTGGCGAAGTGGAATCCGGAAATTGAAGTCTGGACCTTGATCAAGGATGCGACATTCTTTGTCAAGGCTTCCTATGGGGAAGGAATCGAGAATCCCGCTCCGGCTGAAACCTTCCTGTGGCCAGCACAGGAAGCCGCTTCCTATTGCGTGGTACGCGAGGACGGAGACGGGGTTGCACGCTGCAGCCTGCGGTCTCTGGTCTCTCCTCCGCTGGGGTATCCTCCGACCTCCCACGCTTCCGCCCATGGCCAGGGGGGAGCGGATCCGGTAGCGCTTAACGCCAGCCAGATCAATGCAGGAACCCTGGCCAGAGAGCGCGGAGGTCTCGGAGTAAACGCGGAAAGCGTTTCTCCGCACAGATGGTTGATCGGACCGGCTTCCGGATCTTCGGATGGTCCGGCAACCTTTCGAGTTCCGGTAAGCACCGATTTCGGAAATCAGATCTTGCGCTTTGGAAACAGAGCGGCTACGCGATCCACACTCCAGACCGGAGACGGAACGGAGCAAACGCTAGCGCATGGGCTGGGCTCCGTCCCCACCGTGGTTAGAATCGAAGTCCGGGGGGCTCCCAATTCCGCTTGGAGCATTTCCAAGGGAACCCACGACGAGATAAATACGAAAATCACGGCTACAACCGGGGTTACTTACTTTGTGGAATGTGAGCTTTAAGCATGCCGGAGCAAACCAGGGTTAATGTCTATACGACTCCGGCTGCAGTGTGGACCCGGGCATTTTCCCGCAGAGTCCTACCAACCGATTTCGTTCTTGGTATTGTCAATACTCCGGTCTTTACTGGCACGGGTACAGGCACATTTAGAATTGACAAGCCATGGCCCTATGATGCTTATTCCTTTCGAGTGAAGATCACAGTAGCAGGAAACCTCGGAACGGCCTATGCGGCTTGTTCCGATGATGGGGGAGTGACCTACGGGGGATCCTTCCTTATCGCGGATGACTCCGCGATCATGCTTACCACTCCGAGGGGATACCCTATTGGAGTAGAGGGGGCTTTTTCAGGGACAGGGTTCCTTGTCAATGACACTTGGAGCTTTCAGACCTCCGCAAGCCCGCAATTTGTAGATGAGATTATCACGGCTTGTGACTATATCGATAGCTTCATTGGAAACCGGGATAACGGGGGGAGGTACCACCTTCCATTATTGAGATGGCCGGGCTCCCTGGGGGATGTATGCGCTAAATTCGTGCGCTGGAATCTCCTAGCGACGATCGGAGTAGAGGAAAAGGGAAAAGATAAACTTTATCGAGATGAACGGGATTGGGCGCAAAAATGGCTTGACGGGGTTGCCAAGTTCTTGATCCATCCCGATATTGTGGAGTCCGATCCCCATAAGAATTTGCCGGATATCCAGTTAGGTGAAGATAAATACGGGGTTATCCGAAACGAATACCTCGTAAACCCGCTTGCAAGGTGGCTAAGATAAAATGGACCTCATTATTCCGGTTACGGGAGCAATCGACGCGATTAGCCCCCCGAAGAAGTTTGGTGGAAATACCCAAACCATCGAAAAATCGAATGGGAGTGATAACATTGACCTCCTGTTCAAGCTTGCCGCAAACTCCGTCAAGGTCCGGCTGATTCGCTGGATCGGGGATGCAGCTACCGGGTTTTACACGGTTCATCAAAGCCCGGAAGACACGGTAGACACTGCAGCGCAAGATAAGGGTCGGACTTGGCTCCGATTCGTCTGCAATGATCAACCGGGAGATTATGCGGTTTGGCTCACGGCTGGCAATGTCGCAGACGTTGCCAAATGCTTGTTTGAAGCCTGCCGGAGGAAATCCTAAATGTCTGATTCCTGGGGTTTGGAAGGTTCCGGGGGAGGTTCCGGGGGATCTGGCGGGGGAGGTTCCGCTAGTTACTTTTCCCCCGTTGACCGATATTCTGGATCGGAGGGTGATTACCTGGGTAATTACACAGTGGGCTGCAGATACCTCGCGATTGCTGACGTAGTGATCAAGGGTTTGCGGTTCCACCGTTGGACCTATGCGGCAACCATGCTCGGAGAAATCTGGATCGGTGGATCCACGGTTGGAAGCAAGAGTCAAGCCGTAGACCCTCAAAACGGGGTTGTCACAACCTTTACTCTGGATTTCGATTCTCCGATTTCAATTCCTGCCTGGACTGACTTTTTCTGTACGAATTACGATGGGGGAACGCGATACACGAAAACGAATCGCTTGCTATGGGAGGTTGCCGGGTTTGCGTCAAGCGGTCTGACCTTGCCGTATAGTGCAAAGATCCTGCTGAGGCATCCCGGCGCGAGGAAAAGCGGAACAGGCCAGCCCGACGTTTTCTCCGACAATGACGCGTATTCTGTTGAACCCGTAGAAGTTTGACGGTATCGTTTCGGTCGGAGGAAAGATCCATGCTGATTCGACGATTGATCCTGTGCGCGTGCTTCCTATTCCCGGTCTCTGAGGCTGCGCCCGCTCCGAAGAAGCCCGCAAAGCCTGCCAAGGATGAGCCTAGCTGCCCTGCCGGGTATGAGGAAAAGGGGGGAAGATGCGTCGAGATTCCGACGGAAAGCCGGACCCCCACGACCACCAAACAGAAGTAAGCGCGAATGGCTGGCTACGATGAAATGATGGATCTCTCTGGGAGATTCGGAAACCTCAACGTAGACCAGTTGGGCGAGTACCTGCAGCAGACCGTCTCCGAGCTTATCCAAGCCGAGTTTGACGGTAAATTCGGACCGGATGGGGAAGTCTGGCCACCGAACAAAACCACACCTTGGTATTTCGATCCAAACAACCATTTACGGGACTCCGTAGCCGTTGGCTACGGGAATCACGAAATCATTGTATCCAGTGATCACGTTGCTTTCGGATACCAGATCCACGGGACATACGGAGGGAGGAGAATCCAGCCCCATCCCCTCTTGCCTGGGGATAGCCGCGGGTTAGGCCCGATCTGGGGTCCGGCGCTTGATGAGACCTACGGAATTTATTTCGAGCAAGTTCTAGGGGGATACAACCAAGGTCGGAGCCCCGGGAGAACCCGGAAGCGCTAGGGACTGATCTCTAGCACGGCAACCGCGCCGCTCCCCCCATCGTAGTAATTACAGATCACCCGGTTATCCGTCGTGGGGGCGGAAATCGCGCAATATTTGTGCGCTCGCGCATCCCACAAGATCGGGAGTAGCACCCGGTATCCGGAGAAGTTCCCATAGACCGCACGAATCGGGGCTGTGGGAAGCGTGGGAGTGTCCGGAGGAAAAGACTCCGCCCCCCCACAGGACAAAGCAATCAAAAACGTCAAGGCTTGCCAGTAACAACGCATTCGCGCATCATAGCGCTATCAAAGCGGTTTCCAAGCGTATAATAATGCTGAGGTAGCTTAGATGGGTCTCCAGATCACAGTTAATCGAGTCTTTGCAAATTTGGCCCGGGTTATGCCAGAGTTAAAGAATCGTACAGGCTTTGGCTATGCGGAGATCCCCAAAACGAAATCCCCCCCGTGGATCGTCGGTCTCCCTGGGGGAGGGATGCGGGATAAACTTGTGGGAGCCCCGAATCAGGACAGGGATCCCCGTTCGATCCGAAATCGGCATGCGGCTGCAACATTTGTGATTTATGGTGTCGATTACACGTATATCGAAGGAACCCTGCACGAATTGATTGCAGCAATTGAGTTTTCAGAATATGGCCGTTGCACGATTACGGATCCCTACTACGTTCCGAAAGATCAAGACGCATTAAGCGCCTATGGGGAAACTTACCGGCTTCCTGTATTCTTCCATTACCCGGTTGCAAAGTCGCTGCTCTCGAATGAGACCAGCGCAACCATAACGGGTGTCGGAGCGGAGCGAAGTGATCCTAATACTCTCCCGTCAAACCTGGGATCTTGAGCTTCTACTACTCGGAGGATTCGCGACCATGGCTGTGATTTTCCTGATTCTTTCCCTCCTTTTCTGGAGAAAATGAGAATGAATGGGATCATCCTTACTCCGGATCGAAATCGAGACGGGGGAGACTTTACCGGAGCGTTCAAACCGGAATCCGAGCGCTTCGCAGTGTGCCAGGGGATCCCAGCGGAGCGGATCCATCGAATCGACATAAGCGCTTCCCATCCCGGGATGCGCGCGGAGGTCTGCACCACAATCCAGAGTTACAGGGGGCTGGATTTCGTCGCTGTCTTCTGCCATGGCTGGAAACCGGATCCGAGTAAGGGGATTACCCGGTGGGGACTGCAGCTAGGCTTCAATACGGATCGCGACGGGGGATTGGTTTCCCTCGCAAGCGCAATCCTTGAAGCGGGAGCCCCGGACTGCCGGATCATCCTCTATGCTTGTTCTACGGGGGGCGGAGACCAGGGAGGAGATAACGGGTTAGCGGATGTACTCCGAGACCGGACCGGCTTTCAGGTTGACGCGCATTCATCGATAGGGCACACCACAAGCAATCCTGACGTGGTACGCTTCGATCGGGAGCCTGGGATCGGGGGAACTCCGCTCATCCCCCGGGATGACATCCTATTCCAAAAATGGAAATCCAGGCTAAAGGATCGCGATTCGGACCCGTTGCGCTTTCAGTTTCCGTTTCTGTCCCGTGAAGATATCCGCAAAGCCCTCTTGTCAAGCTAATACGTAGCCGTCGGCTACGGGTAGACTTGGCGCATGGCAGACCATGACGCTGTGACGATCCGTGAGCCCATAGGGGGAGGTCCGGCTACGCTGGGAGCGCAGCCCTCGGAGGCTTCCCCCATGCCCCCCAGAGAGGGCTGCAAGCCCCCTGCGGAGTGGGTAGCGGAGCGCTCTGCCAAAGCGGGCGCAGCGGACCGGGGGAGGGTGCAGCGTCACCTTTCGGCCATGGTCTGCGGCGCGGCTGTACACCCGTTGCTCCGCTGGGCTTCAAATGAGGCGCTTACCGCAGAAGAGTTTGATGCGGGGATCGCTTTGTTGGAAAACCACACTTACAAGGTAGGGGTGGATCGTGAGTAACCTTCCTGGGGTTTACGGATCACGGCAGGATGGGGGACTCCGGATCCCTGCGGCTTCCGTTGACGGCTTGTGTCTGAAAATGGGTCCGGCAACCTCCGGAGCCTACAATACCGTTTTCAAAAAGACAGCAGCCGACGATCTGAAAGCGGAGTTTACCGGGGGATCCCTGGTTAAGTCCGGGGCTGTGATTCTGGAGAAAGTCTCCCCACAGCTATTTCTCCGGATGAAAACCTCCGTTGCCGGAGGATACGTTGCTCCGACACAGATTCACGCGGCTTTCGCAGCCACGGTAGCAAATGGTGCTGTGGCTGGCATGGTGACTCCGGAAGCGGACACTTCGCTTGATTACGTCTTTACCGGAGCGTCGGTTTGGGACGGTGGGGATCTCTCGGTTGTCGGGCAGGACACTTCCGGTTCTGCGCAGACGGAGACGGTTACGCAAGCCGTGATCCAAGCTCTGGGAGCGGGAGCCCGGACCTACCGCGGAACCAAGGTATTCAAGGGAGAAGTAGCGCTAACGCTCTCCAAGTCTGCGACAGGTGCTGACGCTGGCACATGCACGATCGTTCGCGGGAGAAAGACCGCAGCCGTTACCGGGTCGGATTCGTCCATTTCCGTTTCCGGTTCTCCCTTGGAACGGCTGGACCTCCGGATCAAAACGACTCGCGACGGCAACGTAGCCGGTCCGACAGTCCCCACGATCCAGATCTCCCTTGACGGGGGAGACAACTATACGGGAGATATCGCGCTTCCCGTGGGCGGAGTCTACGCTTTCCCTGTGGGCTGGGGAACGGGACTCACGCTTACCGTGATCGGGGCTGCGGTCAAGAGTGGGGATGCGTTCCAATTGGAGACGTTTGAACCCACTTGGAATAACTCGGATCTCTCGGAAGCGCTCGCGGCTGCGAACGCATGCAGCTTTGACTATGAAGCGATTCATATCATCGGGCCATGTGACGCGGTTTTGGCTGCAACCGTGTCAAGCTACATCACGGCTGGGGAGAATCAGAGCAGCCCGAAATGGCCCTTTGTTGTCATCGAAGCGAGGGATCAAGCCACGACGATCGGCACTCCCCCCGCGCCGGAATCGATTTCCGCTTGGATCAACGTGCTTTCCGGCGCATCCCCTGGATTCCGCGATTACGTGGATTACCGCGTTTCCGGCTGCGCCGGGTTCGCGGAGATCTTGGAGCCTACCACGGGAAGGATCCAGCGCAGATCGATTGCCTGGCCTTACGTGACTCGGCTTATGGAGATCTCCCCCGGAACCTCCCCCGCTGAGACCGCTTTGGGGCCACTCTCTGGCGTCTATTCCATCTACCATGATGAAGACAAACGGGAAGCGCTAGACGCTGCGCGCTTTACCACCATGCGGACCTATGGGAGACGATCGGGGTTCTGGATCACGCTGGGGAGACTCTTCTACCCGATCGGGTCGGATTTCCGCAAGATCCAATCCCTCCGCGTCGTGAATAAGGCAATGCGCCTAGTCTATGACGCGCTTTTCGAGTACATTGAAAAGAAGGTGAAGATCTCCCGCGATACAGGGAAGATCTTGGAGTCCTACGCTCGGAGCATTGAACTCCCGATCGTTACCCTGTTGACCGACAACCTGAAAGACGCAAAGGGGGATCCGGACATTACGGAACCCCGGGTGCGGATTAACCGGGATACCAATATCCTTACGGACCCCAGGCTGCTAGCCAAGGTGGGGATCGTTCCGGTCGGCTACGCGGAGCGGGTAGAGTTCACGATCGGGCTTCTCAACCCCGCATTTGAGGTTGTAGCGTAAATGCCACCGCGGACAGTTTCAGAAGACAATAACAAGTTTTCGTTTGTCTCTCTGGCGATTTCCCTGGGGGGGAGAAGCTACACAGAGATAAACGGGATTTCGTATGCGGATACGATCAACCGGAGTTTCGTTTACGGGACTTCGCCCTATCCGCTGGCACGCACCCGGGGGACCTACGCAGCCGGAGGGATGATTTCCATCCTGAAAGAAGCGCATGACGATTTCCTGCAATTCCTGGGGTCCGGCTGGGCTGCCCTGAGTTTCGACATTACCTGCAGCTATCAAGAAAACGGAACGGGAAAGAAGATGATAACGGACCAATTGGTTTCTGCCGCATTCGCCAATGGCGAAGATGCATGGAAATTCGGTCCAGATCCCTTGTACGTATCGGCAAATCTTACGATGATCATGATCATCCGGAACGGTATCAAGCCGTATAAGTAGCCGGACCCTGCCAGCCGTGGTATGCTCTCCTGCATGAGCATCCAACCCGCGTCTCCTCCCCCCGTCGAAATGCCCCCCCTGGATCGCTTTCTGGCCCTGCCGGAATGCAAAGCCGCTTGTGATGCTGCCAGGCAAGCCTACTCCGAGCTTGCATGCATCACGTCAGGATGGGGGAAAAACCTTTTCCTAGTAGTTCACAAGCCTACTTTCGAGCAAGAACTTGCCTATCAAGCGGGCAAGAACAATCCCAGCCCGACACAACAGGCATGGGCAGCCGTGAAGTTTGCGGAGAATTGCCTTGTGTATCCCTCTCTTGTGGAGTTTGAAGCTCTGAAGAAGGAACACGGCTATCTGTTTGTCGATAACGTGGCTGCGATGATCATGATCCAATGGTCCCCCGGGGGGACCTCGGAGGTAAAAAAAATCTAAGTCCGGGGGAATTGACACGGCAGGAAGAATGGGATTTTCGCTCTAACGAGTTTGAAACCAATTCTTCGCTAGCGGCAGCCGGGCTGCTGGATATGCTCGGAGTCCCCCCGGACAAGCGCAGTGACGCTGTGTTTTTGACGGCTTGCACAATAATGAAAGCGCTTCAGACGATCGTGCAATTCGGCAAGTCCCCCCCTACGCTCCGAGTGAGCAGCCAGATCTCCCCCGTCTAGTCAAGGCTAATCCCCATGCGGTCAAGAGGGTACTCTAGACGGTAATGAGCGGAAATGCGCAGACGTTTACATTTACTGCGAAACTGGTTGACGCGGTATCTGTAACCTCGCGTCAAATTGCCGGGAGCGTGCAGACCACGGCAACGGTTCTGCGCAGCCTTGAAATCCAGGCTTCAAGTACCTTCAAGGCAATTGAATCGGGGGGACAGAGGACGGGGGGAGCGTTTGATCTCCTTATCCCCAAAGCAAAAACGGTTCTAAGCCTTATCGCAGCCATTGGAACGGCTGCGGTCTTTTCCTTTCATCAATTAGACAAGTTTGCTGATAAGTCGCTAGAGCGTTACGGGTCTCGCGAGTCGCAGATCCGCAGCTATGAGCAGCTATTCAAGGATAAGGGAGAAGCCCGCTACGAATACGGCAGGGGTCTCCAGATTGGCCAGGAAACCAATCTAACCTCCGCACAGGTACTTGCCGCGCAGCGTCAGCTTGCTACGGCTGGGCTTAGGGGAGCCCCGGCGCATGACCTCCTATCCGGTATCCTAGACCTCTCTACCGCAGCCCCGGATGAGGAAAGACAGAGCGTATTGAAGCGCTCCGCCTACGCGATCAAAGAAATTCAAACGATGGGGAAACTCCGCTCCCGTCAATTGAATTTTCAGCTAGGCACAGCCGGGTTAGATGTAGGATTGGTTCATCAGGCTATCGCGGAGGGTCGGGGCTTCCAAGCTGACAAGAACTCCAAGCTATCGGTAAGGGATCAACAGTCTGAATTTGTCGAGAAACTTCTAAAGCATGGGAATATCCGGTCTGATGAGGGCTTAAAGGCTATCGCCACAGCCCTTTCCCGGCAATTCAATGCCGGGGGTAAACTCGGAGGGTTCGCAAAAAATCAGGCTGGCACCATTGCCAACCTGCAGAGCAATCGTGCAGAAGCTCTGGAGAACCTGCAAAAGTCCTTTGACGCGGATATCCTCCCAGCCGTAAAGCGCTATAAAGACGCTCTGAAAGAGAGTGCAGCGCTCATGTCCACTAACACTAAGGAGGGTCAAAACCTCCGCACAGTGCTAGCGGATATCAGTAATACCGGAATCGGCTTGAAAACCATTTTCGAGAATTTCACAAGCGGTTTTGTGGAGTCCTTTGGAGAGAGTTACGTCAATGCCCTAAAGGATATGGGCGTTACAACGATCGGTATGGAAAACTCCCTTACGAATGCCAGCGCAGCCGCAAAAGATTTCGGCAATGCGATCGGAAAAGTGGGCGGAGTAGTCGCATGGGTAGTTCATCAATTCGATAAGCTATCGAAGGTGGGGAATGTCGCAACCCATGCCCTAAAGGCTGACGCTGCATTCCTCCGCGGAGACTTCAAGGGCTATGCGAAAGAAGTAAGCGCGGCTGTGCTGGCAGCCCGGACTCCCAGCACAGACAATCAAGAGACCGCTGCGCAAGCTCGCGCAAGGGTCCAGAAAGAACTTGACGATTTCGCCTATGCGCAAGCGGGAAACAAGGGGGGCGGAACCTCCCCAGGGGGGCGCGCACCCGTCAAGGGGATCGCGGTTGCTCCTACGGCCATCGGGGGAGGTCATCCCGGGAGCGGAGGAGACGCGGGGGGAGGTCATGGCGGGGGATCCGGATCTGGCGGGGGAAGGGGGGGAGGAGTCTACCGGAGCGGAGGAATGAAGATTGGAACCTTGCACGTTGAGGTTCATTTGGGGCATGGGGATTGGGGCGCGCAGAAAGAGACCATCCGGCAAGAAATGCCGGGAGTCCTGAAAGAATCGCTAGAAAAAGCGATTATGGAAATGGGGCTATAAATGCCGATCTTTTGGGATTCGGATCCAAGCCTCTATAGCACCAATGGCGGAGCGCTCGGAGTCTGGGATATTTGCTCTCTGAACTCCGTACAGCTACCGGGGCTTGCGCTTCCCGTGGTAAGCCCAAAGCGGAAGACGGATACCCGTTCCCCCAAAGGGAAGCACCATGGATCCATTTTCAATCTAGGGCATGAAATTACGGAATTCACCCTCCGGCTGCATATCTATGACGCTGCGCAATGGAAGGAATGGGAAAGAATCCGCCGGAACATTGATCCGACGGAAATCAATGATGATGATGCGCGCTTTTTCTCAATTGCGCACCCGTCATTGATCGATTGTAACGTAACTCAAGTTTATCTAAACGAGCGCTCCAATTGGGTCTCCGTTGCAACGGAGTCCGGAGCGGTCAAGGAAACCATTTTCAAGGGATGGGTCATTCGCAAGCCGGTAGACTCCGGCAAGAAAGAAAAGGCTGGACCTACCCCACAGCTAGCCTATCCTGGGAATGTGTTTGAACAAACGCAGCCCCCCATAGAGCCGAGCAAGCAGGGGATCTATCCTACGGATCCGGAGCGGAAAGCCTTTTAATGCCTGCGGTATATTTCCAATATGACGCTGCGCAATTTACGGTTTCTTCCGGGATTATTGAAGTCCCCCGGAAAGACTTGTGGATCGCGGAATTGCTATTGGAGAGCGGGCTAATCCCCCCCGATGGAACCCAAGTAAAAATCACGCTCTATGATCAACAATGGATTGGTCGGAAGGTTTCCGGGGATGTCTACCACGGCAAGGCTACCTGCAGAGTCGTGGGGGGGCTGGGAGACCTCCGGAAACGGCTTCCCCCAAAGGATTACAAGGGGATTCCCCTGCGGATCCCTGTGCTGGATATCCTGGGAGCCTGCGGGCTCACGCTAGAGCAGGATCATCCCGTGCTTAACCGGGTACTCCCCACCTATGCACGACTTGGCGGAGCGGCTTCCATGCGGCTTTCTGGGCTGCTCGGAGCGTATGGCGCTTACTGGCGAGTAACCAATAAGGGGGGAATCGGAGTTTACTTATCTTCCGAGGTCACTACGAAAGCAACCTATCGCAAGGATTTCGATTTCACTGAAATGGATTATGATCCTGTGGTGCGAAGATACACGCTTGCACCGAATATCAAGCTAGTCACGCATGAGGATAGCTTTGTAGCGGTCAACCATGAAATCATCTCTCACACCTTCGATAATTCCAAAATCAGATCTTTGGTGTGGCTATGAGTATTTCTGATACGTTTACTCGCCTTGTGGGGGGGATACTCGATAAATTCGGTATCCATTATTATACGCTCCGCGTCATGCGGGTTGAGAAACAGAACGGAGACGGAACGCTAGACCTCTCTCCTGTGAATCAACCCCCAGGCTCCGAGTGGTACGCTCCGATCGGGGGGATGTCCTCTGTTCCGATCTGGGGGGTGTCCCCCGGTTCAAAGATCAAGGTTGCGCAGGGTTCGATCGTCATTGTCGGATTTGAAAACGGCTTCCATGAGAAACGCTATGCCCTCTCATCCTGGGGGGGAGGAGTGTGTAACCAATTTATTTTGCAATCTGACGATCTGCAGCTAGGGGGTCCGGCTACAGAGCAAACTGTGTTAGGAACTACCTACCGCGCAGATCAATCGGCCATGCTGAAAGCGATCCAAGCTGACGCGCTGGCCAGTGCTACACAGTTAGCTGCAGCCGGAGCGGGAGCGCTTGACCCGATAGCAAAAGCCGCATTCGCCAAGCTCGCAACCTTGGTTGCCACGATGGCCAGCACAATCGGGACATTTGAGGGCAATGCAGCAAAGCACCTATCCACCGTGGTAAAGGTGAAGTAATGCCGGTTGATTACGGAACAGATAAATCCGTTTATCGTAACGGAGGAATCGGAAAACGGATTATCCTGATTAACTACCGGGAAAATCTTCTAGAAGCAATTCAAAAACGGCTTACCACTCCGCGCGGATGGCTGGCTAAATTCGGGGGAGACCCGGATTATGGCTATGATGTTTCTTCGCTATTGCACGCGAAGTTTACGCCAGCCCGGATCCTGGCAGAAGAAGTGCAGATCAAGGTTGAATGTGAGAAAGACGATCGGATCCGCTCCGCGGAGGTCTCGATAACCCAGGCTACGCGGGGGGATATCGAAATCCTGAGAATCACGATCGAAGTTACCCCAAAAGGATCCGGTCCGTTTAAGGCTGTGGCTGAAATCGGCGTGTCAATCCCGTTTTCATTCATTGAGGTAAAAGAATAATGGCTATCACAACCTACGCGGATATTTACAACGGAAAGACGCAAGCGGAGGTTGAGACGTTCATCCTGTCTCTGTTCCCCCCAGGATGGCCAATCAATGATTGGAATCCCGGCGGAACGGAACTCACAGAGATCCAACTTTACAGCTACGCAATTGCGGACCTTTATGCATTCGCTGGCGTCGTTTTAAGCTCTGGATATCTCGACACAGCCGCGGGGGACTGGCTAACCCTGCTCGCGTGGGCATTCTTCCGAGAGAGAAGGAATGCAGCCCTAACAACAGAGGGGGAATGTCTACTCACGCTTGCCGTAGGAGCGGGAGCGCAGACAATCACACCCGGGCAATTGTGGCTTGTCGCGGATGATGGAACCCGTTTTAGTAACACAACCGGCGGAACCCTTGACGGTGGAAATCCGACGCTCACGGTTGCCGTGCGAGCGGAATTTACGGGTGTCTCCGGCAACGTTCCCACCGGGTCTATCCGCGAAATCCTGGGGACTCCGCTTCCGGGAGTCACGGTTTCAAATCCGGCTATCGCGTTCCTGAACACTTGGATCCGGCAATTCGGATCCCTTGTCGAGAGTGATCCGGAACTCCGCAAGCGCTGCGCTGCGAAGTGGGGAGCGCAGGGGAATGGGGGACCGGCTGCAGCCTATTATTATTGGGCTAGAACCGCAGCCCCCCAGGTAAAAAAAGTCAAGGTGTTTGTTAACTTCTTTGCCGGGAGACCATGGGCGGGGGGAGTTACTGTCTACATCGGGGGGGATGCCGGTCCGCTCGGAGCGGGGATCGTTGCGGTTGTCAGGGATTATATTGCGGCGCGCATGCCCCCGATGGCACGGCTGCAAGTGGAAAGCGCGGTAGCACTTTTGATCGTGGTCTCCGGGCCGCTTCTACTGGCGCAGAACGCGCCGGACTCCGAGCGGGGAGAGGTCCAGAAACGGATCGATGGCTACGCTACAGATGTTCTTGACATCGGGGATACCGTCTATCTCTCTGAAATCATCGGAGCGGCGGTTGCTCCGCCGGGGGGATTGGTGCGAGACTTCAAGCCCACGACTCCGACGGCAGATATCCAGCCAAACCGAAATCAGATCGTGGGTTTCGACTCCTCCGGAATCACGATCCGGAGGTAACGGGTTTCTTCCGCCTAGCCGGAGCCCGGGGGGCTGGAATCCGTTTCTTTAGTTTCTTTAGCTTGCGCTCTAGCTGAGAAACCCTTTCCTCTAACATATCGATCCTATCTTCCTTGCTCCAAGCCTTGCGCTCCCGCAGCCAAACGGAAACCTCCGAAACCAAAAGGCTGAAAAGAGAGAACCATAAATGCTCATCCATCCTACGATCTGATATCAGATGACCTCGCCAGTCAAGGAAAATCCGGTTGATTCCCCCGTGCTAACCTCCGAGCGTGGCAGACCTCCGCGGACCGTATGAGCGCATGCTGCAGGATCTTGCTCCCCCGTTTCTCAAGACGGGGGAGGGAGATGCGTGGCTAGGAACCTATGGGAAAGCGCTGGATAACGCTCGCCAGTACACGCTAGACGCGATCCGCAACCGCTTCCCGTCCCTAGCATCCCCGGATGCGCTCCCGCACATTGGGAGTACCTGTAATCTCGAAAAACCGGAAAACCTTACAGATGATGAATTCCGGGCCATGCTTTCGGAAGTCTGGCCGATCTGGCTTGCGAGTGGTACACAAGCGGGGTTGATAAATGAGGTCAAGCGACTCGGTTTCACGGGTCCGGTAACTGTGATTCCGGTCTACAATGAAATCCGTACAGAAGACGGAATCAATTTCAATATCAATTTTAATTATGCGACTCCGGAGCCTGAACAAAACCGGAATTTTCAATTACAGTTAGAAGGAAGAAAAGTAGCTGGTTTGACAGTATACGGACCTTATACCCAGCAGAAAGAGTGGGATACGGTAACTGTCAATATCTGTTACACAGAAATCGGGCTATGCATCTCTCAGGTTCTACCTTATTGGGATTTCTTTAATTATATCTGGAGTAGCTATTACTTGGTTATCGGGCTTCCCCACGATTACACATTTTGGAAACTCAATAAAGATCGGAAATGGGGGGAGCCGGGAGTAAAGTGGAATGGGGTAAAGACCGGATCACAGGTAATGCTGGACCGGCTATTCAAGACAATTGACACCTTTGGGGCTGCGCATACCACTTGCCGCGCAATTCTTTTTGAAGCTACAACCTCCCAGCGACGTACAAAGCAAGTTGTGCAAACGTTTATGGACGGTAACGGCGAATGGGCGCAATTGATCTCCACTTTAGTAATCAATGCGTTTTCTCCGGCTGTGCTATGGAACGGATTTAATTTTGGGGCTGGACCCTTGTTTGCAAACGGCTTCCATTCTGTCCGTAAGTATGAGGTCTGGGAGAAAGACGATATGAACCCACCGAACATTAAGGACATTTGGTAAAATGGACAAGTACACTCTCCCTTTCGGCGTGGCAAACGCGGATATCAAGTATCCAAACGTGATCTTGATTCCGACAGATACCGATGATGCATCCTCCGCAACCATGCGAGCGGGGGAAGCGGCTTTGTCGGATCGGACCCGGTTCCTGATGAATGGGCTATCCTGGGGGAGAGTCCGGGTAGAAGCCCGCTCGGAGGGTGCTTCCATCGTTCTTGAAAAGGTGGGTCCAATCCCCATCTATGATGATGTCAATGATCAATGGTTCCTGTTTCGGAGTCCATTTCCAGGAACGCCAATCACGATTTCCACAGTGGGATTGATCGGAAATAACTCATGGAACTATCTCTATGCGATCCAAAATGCCGGAGTGCTGGACTTCCAAATCAGCACAACCCCCCCGGATAATCTCCTTATCGGCAAGGGAGGAGATACCCGTTTCAGGTACCTCCTTTGCTTCCGCAGCAATGGAGCGGCAACCCCGGTCTTTTTCCATCTGTCCAGGGGAGTCTATTACTACTATGGGAATGAACCCGTAGCAGGACCCCTTTCCCCCACGGGGATCGGGGATGCGGCTAGCATCATCTCCCTTGCTACGCGAGTTCCCCCGCACGTCAGAACGGCTTACGTCTATTGGAAGCTTCTCAATAACTCGCTAATCGCTGGGGAAGCAATTAGCGTTAGGCCAAATGGAATCGGGAGCGCTACGGTTTATACACAATCGAATAATGGTTATTTGAATATGACCGTATGGATGCCTACGGATTCACAACAAAGGGTGCAAGGCTGGATCATAAGCGTATTGAATTCTTTCCTTGTCTCCGTCCTCGGATTCGCAGAGGAATAAATGCCCACTACAAACGCACCTAACCCTGACACGTTAAGCCCGGCTGTGGACACTCCCAATGACGGAGAACTTGCGGACGCTGCAAGCCTGGGAGCGATTCCAAAGGTATTTGATAACGGCTTCTTTGCGCTAAAGCGGATCGGGTCTAGCATTGGCCCGGGTCCAGCCCTGTGTGCCAGGGCGGACGGAACTCCGGATGCGAAATCGATCAAGGTCAAGCCGATCGCGGGAGCGGTCATTCATGATACGGCTGTGCGTTTCATGGCCGTTGCCACAGAGACCACGATCAATGAAGCGAATTTGAGCGGAGCGGTTAACTTCGCGATCAATACTGTCTATCACGTATATCTGAAGTTTGCAGCGGGCGTTCCAACATTCGAGATTTCCGCAACCGCTCCGGATGTCTACCGGCTTTTCAAGTCCGGCGGAACTACTCACAGGTTCCTTTTTTCTTTCATAACCGATGGATCGGCGAACGTGCGCAGGTTCTCTCAGAACCGGGACATGCATGTTTTCCATACTGCGGTAGGGATCTCCTCCGGATCCCCCGTCGCAGCGGAAGATAAATCGTTTGCTGGTTTGGTTCCGATCTATGTCCGGATCATTCGTTTGCGCTGCAGCGTGCAAGCCGGAGCGGGCGCAATCGGGCTGGTCTGGATCGGGCCAAAGGGAACCGATGTCACCGGGGGGGATGGTCAATTGTTGATCGCTGGGATCAACGGATACTCCTCCGAGTGTCTAGATTGCCCATTGGATGAAGATCAGAAGATGAGTCAAATCGTAAATCTCGCGGGTACAACGTCAGAACTCAGCTTGCAAGGATGGCTGCAATAATGAAGCGCTGGATCTTCCTGGTGTGCTTCCTGGCAGGGGGATGCGTTCCCCCTGAAATCTCCCGCACAGCGGCATTATCAGACGGAGCGCTCCGCGCTTTCACTGTGACGCGGGAGAAGATCCTGCCAGTGATCAAGGGGGAGCCTGTAGCGGACCGGCAGAAGCTGTACAGCGCTGCCATGGTCCAGATCTTCCTGTGCAAGCAGACCACTCGCGAAGCGCTGGATAAGCTGGCGCAGAGTGTCTATGCTGGGGAAGCGGCGCGAGCGGAAGCGCGGAGTATGTCTCTCGACGCTGCAGCGCTGTGTTCCTGGTCTCCTCCCCCGGTGACTCCCTGATGTGGTCTGCGCTTGCCGTGCTTCCGGATTGGGTTCTCCGAGGTCTGGGAATCGCGGAGAAAGTAAACGACGCGGTTGCACAGAAAGCGGCTGCGAAAGCGGCTGCGAAAGCCGCGGAGGAAGGGAAAGCGCAGGATGAACAATCGCGGAGGGATCGCGAGGAATTGCTAGGATAGAAGTGCTATGAATTGTCCGGGAGCCTGCAGCGCAGCCTGGATCGCTGGATCCTTGCTCGGAGCGCAGATCTGAGCTTTCCTGACGATAGACGGGGGGGAGAACTCGAATTCCCGGATCAAGTCGTCTTCATCCCCGAATAGATAGCCCCGGGTGTCTTCTTCGCGTACATAGTAGACTTTCCGATCGCGCAAGTTTCTACCTCCGCACAAGAAATGGTTTTCCCTGCCCCCACTCCAAGCCGAGCATGGTTGCGGTCTGTGGGTCTTCTTTCAAGAAGCGTGCAGCCGCTTCCTTGTCCAGCGTAGGCTCCACTGTGCGCTGCAGCGACTCTGGGAGGTCTGCGGGCTTGACAGTGGGGGACAGGGTTACTGTGGGCTTCCCAGGATGCACAGCGAGCGTATAGCGAGGAGTCTTGACCCTCCCCCCGATGGCCTGCACCACGGTCTGCAGGGCTGCAGAGACCTCCCCCTGCAGCCGGTCCAGCCGTCGCGCGCGCGCTGTAAGCCGCGCGGCTTCTTCGCGTAGCGCGGTCTCCTCCGCTTCCAAGCTCTTTAGCATGTCGCAAGCCGAGTCAATCCCGGTCTCGCTATAGCACATGAGATAAGCAAGATGCTTGCTTTGCTCTGGAGTAAGGGATCCGTCGCTGGATTCCTCCGCGTCTAGTTTGATGTAAAACGCTTTCCAGTCTTCCGCAAGCCGACGAAAAAGATCGATCATGGCTGGATCCCCGGACTGACGCGGAACCCCCAGGTAGCCTTACGGATTCGCTGGAATAGCCGTTTACGTATCAAAGGAATCCACAGTATCCACCAAATATAGGGATCACAGCGCCTAGCTAGTTTTATTTTCATTGCTTATTCCCCACAAATGCAATCGATCGCTTGATCAAGATTGTCATCTTCCTTGACGCGATCAAAGAACGTTGGGGTTTGCGCGAGTATGACCATACGCTTATAGTCAACCGCATCCTTCCGGAAAGCCGCTCCCGTCTCTCTCTCTTGTTCTATCCACCAATCTGCAAGTTCAGGATGCTCTTTAATCACCCTAATCTTGCTAGATCGGGATTTCAAAAAGCAAAGATCACAATTTCCCTCATAGCTGTCTAGGCGGAGATCAAACGGCTGCTTACCCCAGAATGAAAACACGTCTTCTTTTGTGATTTTGGCGTCAAACAATGGGACTAGCGATTCCCATCTTTCTTTTTTCTTTTCCGGATCTTTGATCCTAGCGGCGCGGAGCGGTTCATCAAATCGAATCCCTACAATGTTGTACCAATGATGGTAGCCAAGTCCCATCATGTATACTTTCATTGGACGGATTTTAAGATCTTGCGTGCAAAATCTTGCTACTGGATTAGGCGGAAAATTCCGCAATTGGATTAACTTTGTAAATGGTTCTCCATTTCTAGACGCGGTTTCGTATGTGACCTCAGCATAGGTCAATCTTGGATCCCCAGGCTCCCGCCTATGTTCGATCCACGTAATCGGGACATTCCAGTTTATGCTGCAATCTCTAACAAAATCAAGCGTTTCATTCCTCTCTTTTCCAGTATTAGCAAATACTACATGATGATCTTTTGGGAGCTTTCCCCCGTGAGCCTGAATGCCAAGCCATAGCATGAGTCCGGAAGTTCTTCCCCCAGAAAAAGACCACAAAGCCGGACCGGGAATCCGAAATCGCTTTAATACTTCCTCGGAGAACATTAAATCAGCCCTTTCCGGATCATGTCCTGTGTCCCGTGGTCTGCCCTCTGCGGAGATCTATCCGGGAGATGTCTGTTTCCCATGGTTTGATCCATGACCGTCTTGATCCACTTATGGATTCGATTGATCCCCGATGCCACGTATTCGTAATCTGGCATCTCGGAAGCCGCGGAAGCCGCTTCCGTTGCAGCGTCAGCTAGCTTGTGTAAGGTTCTGCGAAACTTTACTACCTTCATTCGACGATCGCGATCGGACATTCCTTGATCTGATACCAAATCAGGGGTAGAGTCAAGGTCAATGCTGCGACCTTATCAAGTCCGCTGGGCTGCGGAAATAGCCCACACTTTCGCATCCCTCCGACAGGAACACCCGGAAGGAACGATTTCAGTGCTAGGCCAAATGCCCACAGGAGCGGGTAAGACGCGGAGCGCAGTCCCGATTCTCCAAGCCAAGTTAGCGCAGGGGAAGCGCTGCGCTTTCGTAGCCGAGTTAGAAGAAAGCATCGATGACACGGTAGCGAAGATAAACGAGGAAGGAATTTGGTGCGGAGTCATCAAAGCCGGGAGAGCGTCGGATCCCCTGTGCAAGCTCCAAGTTTGCAGCTTGAAGACGTTGATCTCCCGTCCGGATGAGATCCCCCCCGCCGATTTCGTCATTATGGATGAAGCCCACGGATCCCCCGCTAGGACTCCGAGAGAACTATTCCAGACCAAATGGCAGCCCCATGAGCTTTTGGGACTAAGCGCCACTCCAGAGCGGACCGATAAGGTAGCACTCCGGAGCATGTTCCAAGCCCTAGTCATCGGTCCTAGCGTGGTCTGGCTACAGACCCATGGGGATAATGGGATCGGGGGGGAAATGGAAGTCCCGTTAGGGACTGGATCTTACCTTGTCCCGACCCGGGTCTTTGCGCCGAATCGGTTTCTTGAGAAAGCCCCGGGTATTGACCCTCTGAAAGCCTATACCCGTTATCTGAAAGGGAAGCGGGCCATAGCCCTGTGCGGAACGGTCAAGGCTGCGGAGGAGTTAGCCGCAGCCGCAGCCGCAGCCGGTATCCCGTCGGAAGCAATTCACGGGAAAACAGATTCCAAGGTGCGCGCGGGAGCCCGGGAGCGGCTTACCACGGCTGAAAACGGATACCTCCTTACCGGGGTTGACGTATTTACGCAAGCCTGGGATTGCCCCCCGGTAGAGGGGATCATCTTTGCCCGGAAATTCGGGAGTCTTACCCCATGGCTGCAAACCTGGGGGCGGGGGATGCGTCCCTATGGGAGCAAGCGGGAGATCATCGGGGTTGATTGCTGGGGTAGCTACTGGCTACATGGTCCCCCGGAAGGTTTCCCGATCCCCGGGGGAGGGTTCCGCGAACGGCTTTGGAACCTTGATGGAAAGCCGGTCAATCCGGATGACTCAATCGCGAATTCCCGTTGTCAAACCTGCGGATACATTGATGCGCCGGGTAGAACCGTTTGCGCGCTATGCGGCAGCCCGGTCTCTACTCCACAGGTTGCGCCTACGGTGATTAGCCAGACCATCTATGATGTTTCTAGCATTCCCGACGCGGAGCGGGATGAAAACTTCCTCCGGATGATGTACCACACTGCGCAAAAGAAAACGATTCCAGCGCTAAAGCGAGCGAATAAATGGGACTACCAGACCGACGAAAGACAATGGTCAATGGCATTCGCTTGGAAGCGGTTTCTTGAAAAGTTCAAGCGGGAGCCCTTGAACTCTGGCCAGGGGAACCAACAAAATCTGCCCGGTGTCGATTGAAGATCGGATCCCTGTTCTCTGGGATTGGTGGCTTGGAACTCGGCTTGGAGTGGGCTGGTCTAGGGGAAACCGTATTTCAGGTTGAGAAAGAAGAATATGCAAGAAAAGTCCTCGCAAGGCATTGGCCTGCAGCCATTCGATTTGATAACGTTTGCTCCGTCGGAAAACGCAACCTCCCATCCGCCGATATTCTCTGCGGTGGATTTCCTTGTCAAGATCTCAGCTATGCGGGAGAGGGTGCAGGACTTGCGGGAGAGCGTTCCGGGCTTTGGAGTGAATACAAGAGAATCATTTGCGAAATACGACCACAATTCGTTATTGTGGAAAACGTCGCAGCGCTCCTTTCACGCGGATTGGGAAGTGTTCTCGGAGATCTGGCCGCGAGCGGGTATGATGCTTTCTGGGATTGCATATCGGCTTCCATGCTCGGTTTTCCCCACGAGCGGGATAGACTATTTATCGTGGCCTACCCCATGCACAAGGGATTACAAAGACACGGGAGCGAATACGGATTACAAGAAAATAGCGGAGAAATTCAAGCTTCCGGGAGTCGTGGGGGGACCATTAAATCCGGAATGGGTAGAGGGCTTGATGGGTTTTCCGATTGGCTGGACAGAGGTTTTGTAGCCAGACCGGAGCAACCGCGGTTTTATTGGGAGCCCGAAAGATCCATTATGAAAATGAAAGGAAGAACTCCAAGATTAAAAGCTTTGGGGAATGCGGTATGTCCACAAGTGGGATACTACATAGGAAAACTTGTAATTGATATGCTAGAAAATGAGGGAATCTAGTGTCTTCTTTCTTCTCCCGCGCAAACGCTGATATTCCGCTGGATCCGGGTGTGGTGCTATTCGGGGATCCCCGCTGGGAAACCGCGCTATCCGAGCTTAAAACCGCGCTCGCTTTCGGCTTTGACATCGAAACTTACGGCCATGTAGGAGCCCCCCGCGGAGGTCTGGATCCCTTCCGCGCGGAGGTTCGGCTAATCCAAGTAGGGCTGCTATCCGGGCTATCCATCATAGCGGACCTCGGAGGTTACTACGATGACAGGGAGAAGATCCTAAAGAGGTATAACCAGCTATTCTCAATCCTCAAAGTCCGGCTAGAAAAAGCCGTGGTATGCGGAACAAGCCTCATCTTTGATTCAAAGTTTGTGCTGGTTAAGTACGGCTGGCGCATAAAGCGAATTCGTGATCTAAAGCTCTTGAGTCAAGTTCTCTGGGCTGGCGTCGGAGCAAAGACGAATCCACGCTTAGCCCATAGCCTGAAAGCGATCGTAAAGCGCTGCCTCAACGTGGATCTAGATAAAGAAGAACAAAAAGAAGATTGGGGAGGAAAACTCTTTAACAAGCATTATAACTATGGGGCTGGGGATGTTCAGTATCCGCTGAAATGCGTTCCTATCTTGGTAGAGAAACTACGTAAGACCGGAGCGCTTCGATCTGGCATCATTGAATGCGAATCGACTTGCGTCTTTGCTGAAATGGAAGCCGAGGGGCAACCGTGCAACAAAGCACAACTAGACCTCGTTACGGCTTCTTATCAAAAAGCGTTTGAACACGTTCTAGACCCATTTCTTAAAGAGTTCCCAGGGATCAACCCTTGGAGCCTGAAACAACTTGGAGAAGCGCTCTCGCTTCGATATCCGGAGGAGAACTTTACCGGAGCGGGAGCGCTTGACGATTCCGCGATTGCCACGCTCGCCAGCCGGATCCCTGCGCTAAATGCGCTCTCGGAAGCGAGAGCGCTAAAGAAAGCAATCGAGTATATAGAAAAACTGAACAAGTTCTATGTACCCGTTCCGGAATGGGGGGAGGGATGGGGAATCATCCGGACTGTTTATAAACAGATTTCGAGTTCAGATGAAAATGGGGATTCGGATGCAGGGGCAGGGATGGGTCGGACTTCCTGCGGAGAAAAGGAAGCCGGACCGAATTTCCAGACCACGCCAAAGCTGCAGCCCGCATGGAAGCGCTTAGGGCTGCAGGCTATCCGCTCCGTTATCCAGGCTCCCCCCGGATTTGATTTCCTAGTAGCGGACCTCTCGCAATGTCATGCAAGAGTGGCAGCCAAAGTGAGCGGGGATCCCTACCTCGCCAAAGCCTACGTAGAAGATTATGACGTGCATTCTTCGATGGCTGCGGACCTCGCGAAGCTTACAGGCTTGGGTCCGGAGTGGACTGCCACAGGGATAAAGAAGTGGGACAAAGACCACACTGCAGCTAACCACTCGGCTGCTAGAGCGCTCCGAGACGCGAGTAAAAACTGCTACTACGGTAGCCAGAATATCCAGGCATGGTATACGCTCCAAGCTACTTGCGCCGGGGCTCCGGAACCTGTCTTCCTGAATGAGGAAGAATGCCGATTTCTTATCCAGCGCTGGCGTACCTTATATGCCGGTCTCTACCGATTCCAGAGAGCAACGATCGATCTAGCGAATAGCCGGAGTGTCAAGTTTGATGATATCGGGGTTCCTGGGGTTTACGGGTATATAATCGGTCCTACAGACCGCGTGCTATATCTTGAAAAGGTAATCTCCAAGTATTCTACACAATTAGAGGTCCGCGGACCGGATGCGGTTTCTTTTACTTGGATGGGGGCAGAAGCGGACATCATAAAGCGCATTGGCGCATTAATATATGAGCGTAGGAAATCGGAATGGAAACTCACATTCCGGAACATGGCACATGATGAATATAACTTCCTTGTGCTAAAGCAATATGCGCTTGAAGCAGCTACGCTTGTGCTCTCTGTCTTTCAGGAAGTAATGCGAGACGTGGTAGACCCAATCCCCCCGGACTCCTCCGACGCCAAACCAGAAAAGCTAATTGTGAGAGATTGGAGTGAGAAATAAATTTCCCGGCATATGCTATCGGTGCTTTCAACCCGTACCTGCGGGCTCCGGCCATTTCGAGCGATACCGTGGGGGCTGGATAACTCAGCATGCGGATTGCGCTATCCGTTACCGGGCTCCCCTTGTCCAGTCTTCTTTTATTGTTCATTGTAAAAAGGAACCATATGACATTTACATAGGCAGACCGTCAATCTGGGGGAATCCATTTTCACACTTAGACGGCAAGGGGAGATATCGAGTAGCCAACCGGGCGTTAGCAATCCAGTGCTATCGTGATTGGGTCTGGACACAGCCGGAACTATTGATGCAAGTCCATACCCTTAAAAATCGGGTACTCGGCTGCTGGTGTTTCCCGCTCCCATGCCATGGGAGCGTGCTAATCGAGTTAACCAACCTAATCCCGGATGATGGAATATGAGTAGACCGGAGAAAGCAATCCGCGCACAGATTGAACGTGCGCTGCAGGGATCCGTTTCTGGGGTTCCCAGATATCCGGAAATATGGTTATTGTCTAACCCGTCCGGAGTAGCGAAGTTTGATCGGTTTGAAGGTGCGGACAAGCTAGACGTAAAAACCGCACCCGTGCAATTCGGTCTCGGAGGTCCGGGGGGGCCAGACTTGATCCTTGTGGTGCGCGTGAGGTTTCCAGGCTGCGCGCCGCTTGCGCTCATCCTGGGGATCGAAGTAAAGAGCGCTACAGGAACTCGTAACCCGGATCAAATCCGGTGGCACAAGCGAGGGGCAAGCCGGAGCATCCCGCTATTGGAAGAAGCGAGGTCCGCGGAACAAGCTGTGCAGTGGTATGAGAATTGGAAAGTGGGGTTGCTTGCCGTGGGGGCAGAGTTCCTGCCCCCAGACCTCAGCAAGCTTACGTAGCGGGAGCGGGGGGCAGGGCCTGATACCGGAGGGAACCCGCATCCTTGATCTTTTGATGCATTGCGGGAGAAATGAGCTTCTTCTGCTTTTCCAGCCATGTGGCGATCCGCTGGATCTGTCCCCGATGCTCCGAGAGTTCAAACCCGCGCATGATGAGCCCTGCCAGGAACAGATCGCGATCCTCTGGGTCTGCGATCGGGGGCAGCGTCTTGAATAGGGGCGCGAGAGCGTCAAACGTCTCCCTCCCCTGCGCTTCCGAGAGGATGCCGCGGAGCAAGAGGGCTTTCGGCAAGCCGTCGGGCTCCCTAACAACCCGCTCCGGCTGTGGGGGCTTGAACGCACCCGGGGGACCTCCCCCCGTGATTGTCACCGGGGGGGAAGCGGTTTCCACGGGAGCGGGGTTTTCCGATTGTCCGAAAGCCTGCTCTAGCTGTGCATGGGTCTCCGCAGCCGTGCGGGCGTTCTTGACCTCCGGAGGGATGGGATCCGGCTGGCGATCCAGAATGCGCCGGGCTTCCTCCGCGGGGGGCTGCCGTGGGGGGGAGATCTTGATCTCTGTGTTCAAGGTGACTCCCCCCCGTCCGCTGTGCGCTCCCGCTCCCGCGCCATGAGGGATCGCACCCTCCGAGGTCTCTTCTCGCGGCTGCAGGCTCATGGCAGCCGCATCCCGCTCCGCTTCTGCCGTGGCCAGCCGGATAAGCAGCCGATCGTCTTCCGTCATGGTCTCGACGGGTGCGAGTTCTGACTTGTCGTAAGCCTCCGGCTTCTTCGGAGCGGACATATACCGGCGGATTGCAGCCGGAGTCGCTTCCGGGAGCCTGGGGGGAAGCGTGGGAACGATTTCAATTCCCTCCGGACCCGGGATGAAGCTTGATAGCCGAGTCTTCAGAATCGTTGCACTCGGCTTGCTGGGGATACTCCCGGTGGCATCCGGCTTGCGCTCCAAGTGCAGGTAGAGGCTGGCGAGTTCCATAAGGGTCTCTTTACCCTTTGGCTTGCGCTTGCCAGGGATCGGCTTGTCCCCCGCCCATACTGAGGTCATATGCGAGGTAAACACGAATGTCTGACAACGGGAAGCAAGATCCGAGAGGATCGCTTTCCATAGTTCTTTGACATCCCCCCACATGAGCCCTTGCATCTTGATATACTGCGCAGCCGTCCGGCCAAACTCCGCCGGGTTCGCGGAGACGTAATCAGCCAAGCCGCTCTCAACCTCGGAGACGGTATCAAGCGCAATTACGCTGTACTTGCCCGGTTCGATCTTCTTCACGGCTTGCCGGAAGTAAAGGAACACGTCAAGTGGCTTGAAATCCTGTTTCTTCGCTCGCATGAGTTCCCCCGGAATGTCAATCCGGGTTGCTCCGAGGTCCGCGGCATAGCCTCCGGAAGACTTCTCCGTATCGAAGATCAAGGTACGCGAGGGATCGATCGTGAGAGCAAAGAGCGTTTTCCCGCTCATATACTCCCCCGTGACTCCGATAACCTCTATCGGTTTTGGCCAGACATTCATTTCCGAGGTCTCCTTTGCTGCAGCGTTTTCCCTGTGAAAAACTCTGCTTTCCTTCAAGTCCACTTCATCCGGGCAACAAAACCCGTTAATCCATTCCGAGCGATCAACGGTAGCTAGCTTTTCTCCGAGTAGCTTAGCTGCCGTGAAGACTCTAATAATATCAGATCTGGAAATGCAAACCCCGGGGATTCCACGGTGATTCAATCCCCCCGCATCAATGCAGAAAGGGTTATCCCGCTCTCCAAGATAGTTCCAATCAATATCAGCTAGTCTGTACTGGATCGGCCCCCCCAGGCACAGAACCCCCAGATCCCTAGCGGCAAGGTGCGCGATCTTCAGAAACCGATTCCCCCGCTCATCACTTGCATAGACCGGACCGATAATCCGGGAGTGAAGATCCTTAGACCTCCGCTCCGAGTGTGCGATCTGTTCAGGGGTTAACAGTTTCAGAAAATCAACCATTGCGCGCTACTCCGAGAGCTTTTCGATCCACTTCGCGAAGAAGTCTTCCCGCGTGGGGAGTTCCTTATCCGCTGGGGTATCGGAGACCAGCTTGTTATAAGCGGAAGTCCACAGCCCATGGATCCGAGCGTACCACGAATGATCCTTGCAGGATTCGTCCGGCATATCCGAAACCCCGGACTCCTCCCACTTCCGCAAGCTCATCATGAGGGCATAGCGGACTGGAGTCCGGAGACGGATAATCCCATCCTGGATTGCCCTCGCCTTATCGGCTGCGGCGCGGCTTTCTGGGGTCTCGACGGCTGCGGGCTTCTTCGCCTTGCCCTTGACCGTGGTCTGCGCGGGGGGAGTCATCAGGGAGCGGATCCACTCCGGAGCGCTCTTTGGATCCAGGATGAACGCCAGCATATCGGCAGCCCCTTGCTGCCATTGGAACGCGGTAGGCGCTGCGTTTTCACGATTCGCGAGCGCTCCCGCGAGCGTCGCAGCCATGGCCTGCAGGCGCTTGCGGCCCGGGATAGGATCGGCAGAACCCGTCTCCGGCTTACCGGAGGCTTCTCCCGTAAGCCGCTTGACCTCGGAAGCCTTGACTTTCGCCTTTCCGCTCTCCCCCTGGGGGGCGGGAGTGGCTGCAGCCGCAAACTTCTGTGCAAGCGCCCGCTGTGCCTCAACCCCTTTGACCGTCTTACCGATCTTGACCGTCTCCGACAGGGGGATCGTGCGATCGTTGACCAAAACCTGCAGCGACGGGTCCAGATCCAGCACGGCCAAATAGTTTTCGACGGCAGCCCATGAGGTCTTTCCAAGCGCTTTCATAATGACATCTTGCGGCTGCTTGATGTCTAGCTGCTGGCGAGCGTACCAAGCCATGTCAAGGATCGTGATCTCTCGACGCTGGATATTTTCGATCGTCTTGACGAATTCGACGCCAGCGGAATCCAGTTTCCGGGTATCGAAGGGAACTCGGATGCAATTCCCAGCCGGAACCCCAGCGGACTGCAGCCGCTTGTTCGCTTCGCGAGCGTCTAGGGTTCTCCCCCGCCCTGCCACAATGAACAAGCCGTCAATGTCCGCTCCCTTGGAGTCTTTCCAGGGGATGACCCGTACCACGACGTTCTGCAGAACGCCCACATAGGCATTCCCTAGCTTGACCATCATTGACTGAATGCGTTCTTCAGTGAGGATCAAGCCGGAGGGATCGAAGCATGCGCGGACATCCCCGTTATCCGGATAATCGGTCAAGAGGATGTCGTTTGGCCCCATATTGGGGTTACGGGTCGGACCGGGCCAAACCAGGATCAAATGGTCTGGGTTTGCGCTGTATCCGCCGGTCCGGGAAGCGTTATCAAGTCCTTTGGCCATGTTCTGATTCTCCGAGTCTGGGATTCTGGTTAAGCCGTGTTCTGAAATCGAAGGTATATCCAGACAGATCCGGAAGCAAGTATTATTTTTTAGTGGGGGGCTGTACCGTCGCTAATCGCTTTTCTTCGGACTCCAGATAGACGCGCAAAGCGGAAGCCGTTTCGGTCTGCAGGTTGCACTCGCGCGCGGAGTAAAGCTCAACCGATCGCTTCCTGGCCACGATCGAATCAAGTCTCTCCCGCAGATCGGGGGGGAGCGTCAGAGGAAACGGCTTCCGTTGGCTCATGGTTAACGCCCGCCGAAAGGATCCCCGTCGGAGTTCCCCCCGCTCCCCCCGTTCCGGTTCCCTCCCCCGCGCGCACCCTGGCCAGCCGGAGCAGCCACGGGGGGCATGAGCCCCATGGCATTGTTGATCAAGTCCTCGGAGGCTTGACGGAACTTTGGCGCAGCGTGGGGGTCATTGATGTAAATCTTGTAACCGGGATAGCCGTCTTCCCGTGCCTTGACCCCCACCTTGACGATCCGCTTTTTGCTGGGAAGCTCGGAGATCCGACGGAGGTCCAGCCGACCCTCAACCCGTGGGAACTCCCCTAGTCCCATGAGCAGAAGCGCTTCGATAGTCCAGGGGAAATCATCCCCTGGATTCATCGGAAGCGGACCATACCAAATTACTTCCTCCCCCCCGGCATTCAGAACCGCGAAAACTTGCGGCTTCCCTTCCTGGCTTGTCGTGGTTACTCCGGCAGAGTAAACCTGAGAAAAGAAATTCCCGGCTGGCATGAGGGCTCCTTTATTGAGCCCTCATTACATATCAGATCGCTCGCGAGGTCAAGCCATACGTGCGCGGGTTTTTGCCCACTCTCGGAGCGCTCCGATACGATCTGCCATGGTGACAGCAAGCGGAGTGATCTCCGTAGCGGCGCGGAGCAAATGCGCGCCGCTCACTTCTTCGCCAGCGTCGAAAGCGTCAAACATCGCAGCAATGACAACCTGTTCTAACTCCGCTCCGGAGAAGTCCGCGCAAGCCGGGATGATGTCTCCGAGGTCTCCCGCAGCCTTGCCACGCTTGGCAAGGTGGATCTGCAGAACCTCCGCACGTTGATCCTGATTCGGCAAGTCCACAAAGAAGATCTCATCAAACCGACCCTTACGGAGGAGTTCCGGCGGAAGTCCAGAGATATCGTTTGCCGTGGCAATGACAAAGACTTCTGACTTTTTCTCTTGCATCCAAGTCAGGAACGATCCAAAGACCCGGCTTGAAGTCCCCCCGTCGGAGTGACCTCCCCCGCCCACACCAGAAAAGCCTTTCTCGATTTCGTCAAGCCACAAAATGCACGGCTGGATCGCTTCCGCGGCGCGAATAGCCTTTCTCATGTTTTCTTCGCTAGCCCCTACCAGACCACCGAAGATCTTACCTACGTCAAGCCGGAGGAGTGGCATCCCCCAGGCTGCGCCGATCGCTTTCGCGACAAGGGACTTGCCCACACCCGGAACGCCAGTCAAGAGAATCCCTTTCGGCTGCGGGAGCCCATAGGCTGCGGCTTCCGCGGTAAACGCCCGCTTCCGCTTCGATAGCCAGCCTTTCAGATTGTCGAGTCCCCCGACATCTCCCATGGTCTCTTGAGCATCGTAGAATTCCAGGATACCGGACTTCCGGATGATCTCTTTCTTCATCCCCAGCATGGCCTGCAGGGAGAGCGTCTTATGCTCAACCAAAGACCGGCTTAACGAGGACTCGATTTCATTCCGGGTCAACCCCAGGCACGCCGAAACGATCTGCGCCGGATCCTGGGGAGGAGTGCATTCCTCCGGATACTTGATGGAAGCGACGATCCCCGTGATCTCCGCGACATCCGGCAGATCCCATTCGATAACCTGAATATCCTTGTCGAGACCATCGGGAATCTTGACCGTAGGACCAATGAAAACGATCGTCCGGCGCTTGTCAGTCTCCCGGGTCATGCGCAGATCTTGCGCGGCTTCCCGGATCTTCCGCTGGATTGTCGAATCGTTAAGGTAATGATTGTAATCCGCGAGAACAAAGATCGCTCTCGCTTCCGTAGCAACCGCGTAATCGATCGCTTTCCCAGGATCGCGAATGTCCCCACCCTTTAGCGGGCTATTCGGGGATAGGTGACGGAAGCCCCGGGTAATGCTCCACAGAGAGAGCGCAGCATTGAGCGTGGCTGCAGCCGTGCGGAGGGATTCTAGAACCCGGATCTCCTCTGCGGTCTGGATCCAGAGAATCGGTTGACGGGACTTGATAGCGTTGACGATTCGAGAGACCGACATTTTCAGAACCTCCGAGTTACAAGTAAGAAGCTAATCCCGTTTATCTCGGAGGTCAAGAAATCTTTTTAGACTTCGATTCCGAGGTCTAGCCCCGAATCCGCGGAAGCCGGAACCTCGGAAGCGATTTCAGCGATCAAGTCTTCCGGGGCTTTGGCGATCTGCGGAGTGGTAAGCTCAACCCCCAGATCCAGATCGGAAGCCGCAACCGGAGCAGCCTCCGAGGTCTCCGAGGTCTCCAAGCCCTCAAAGAAGAATCCGGAGACGGTTTCCGCTGCGCTGGCCAGTTTGGCCTGCAGCGCTTCCGCTGCAGCGCTGGCCTGCAGGAAGCGCTCCGCGGCTGCCTGTCCCCGCGAAGTCTCTGGATTGGCCCGCAGGGCTGCGCTCTGCGCTCTCCCCTGGACTGTGATCGCTTCCGCGGTCTGCTGTGCCAGGGAGAGCAGACCCTGCACGTCTCCCGCGATCTTCGGATCGGATACCGCGTCTCCGAGCGCTCCCACTTGCTCTAGAACGTACTTGATCTTGTCCCGATCGCCACTCTTGCAAGCGCTTACCACTTGCCCGATTGACTCGGCTACGGAGTTTCGGATCCGTTCCGCTCTCTCCAGATCTTCCGGATCCGAAAGTGAAAGCTCTGGAAAGAGACTCGGAAAGAACTCCATACGGATCTTGTTCTTGCCCTCATCAGAAAGCCGTTTGTTCGCTTCGATGATGGCAAGATCCTGATTGGTGGCTAGCGTGATCTCCCTGCAGCGTTCCTTGGCTAGCGCAAAATCCGCGTAGCGCGTCGCTGGCACAGCCCTTGCGCCCCCCACCTTGACGCTGCAGCGCTGGATCAACCCGCGGCATTCTCCGAGCGCTCCCTTTAGGATGCGCTCCGCTTCCTCAAAAAGCGGCTTGTCCGCACGTTTGGCCCAGCCGACGATCGCGGAGGTCCCGTCTTCCCGGCTTTCAACGATCTTGGTATGTCCGCGGCGCGAGATGTTCAAGCCGCTTGAATCCTTCCCGGTCTCCTCCGAAACCTGAATGTCCGCACGATCCTTTACGGAATGCTCCGCACGGCAGCCGCTCATATCGATAAACTTGAACCTGACCGATCCATAGGTTCGGAGGAGAGCGCTTGCGGCTTCCGGGTTCTCCACTTGTTCGCTCATGGTGTCTGTCTCCTGTGGGATAGAAGCTAAGATCGTTTCTGGTCTATGTCAACGTTCTTTTGATTTTTTTCTTCATTCCGTCGGAGAACTCGCTTTCAGGTAAATAAATACTCGGAGGTCTCGGAGGTCAAGGGCTATTTTCATTACCCTTGACTGCGACGGGGGAACCCGTTACACCAGACAGAGCATGAGTCGAGTACGCCAAATCCAAGCAGGGCTAGCAGGGGAAATCCTGGATCCTAGTTTTGATCAAAGAGAGACGCTAGACGCGGAACCCAGCGGGTTCAAAGCGCTCCATTGGAAAAGTTATAACGATCAAGCAAGGAATCGGCACAGGAAGAAGCGGACTCCAAAATTTACTCCAGAGAAAGTAAAGGGTTTTCTGGAGAATGTTACTCCGTCAAAAGCCGCGGAGGTCTACGGACTCTCTTTAGAAGAATTTAGAGTCAAGTGTGAGGAAATAGGAATAACGCTTCCTGCTAAGAAACAAAAGCTTGTAAGCAAAGCTATGCTCATAGCCAGCATTGAAAAGATCAGAAACCAGGGAAAGCCTGTAACCATTACCGCGGTCTCGCTGGATCTTCAGATTTCGCAGAACACGATCCGTAATGCCTGGAAAGAGTATGGATTCCCGTCTCCCCCCAGGGGGAAGCCGAAAGGGCAAAAGCCGGAAGATGAAATTGCAATTGCGATCCGGATGAGGATCCCTGATAACGTCATTGCAAAGAAGTATGATCGGAGTCGCGAAGCGATCCGGCAAAGACGGGAAAAGATGGGGCTCCCAGCCGTCAACCTTGAAGCTAAGGTTACAGCTTACTCCCGGCTGCTTACCGGAGTAAGACCGGCCATCGTAGCCGCGGAAACGGGATTTGCTCTGCTCACGGTCCGACGGTGGAAAAAGGAGATTGAAGAAGATCCATTGTGCGTAGCGGAAAATTTCGCATGCGCGAGAAAAGCAACGATCAAAGCGGATCCAGACCACATAGCTCCCTCGCTGTGCAGGGCTCATGCTTAACGCTGCACAGCGGCTAATCTCTATGGGGATCCCCGTGCATTGGTTGGGAGCCCCCATCCCGGGGGACCAAAGCACCGGGAAGAATCCGGTAAAGAAAGGCTGGCAAACGGATCCTATGCAATCCCTGGCTAGCCTGGCCAGTGGTTACGAATTCGGCTACAACATAGGGATCCATTGCGGGTATGTAGAGGGAGCGGATTTTAATCTCGTTTGCTTGGATCTAGATAGCGCAGAATCGGTATTATGGGCTAAAGACCACTTCCCGGCTACGGAGGTCAAAACAAAGACCTCCGGAGACGGAGAACACTGGTTTTATAAGCATCCTGGGAAGGGAATCAGGATCCGCTGCATCCGGATCCCCACAAGAGAAGCAGACCATATCCGGGGGGACGGGGGGCAAGTGGTCTGCGCTCCGAGCGTTCACAATTCCGGAGCGGTCTATACGGAGGTTACTCCCTGGACTAGGGAACTCCTAGCCGCTATGCCTGTGTTTCAAAAAGCATGGGCTCCCGATCCAGAACTCAAGATTATCACGCAATTACACTCCCCCAATGTGGATAAGGCGAGGGCGGAGAAGTGGGCTAAATCAGTATTAGAAAACGTTTGCGCAGAGGTTGAAAGCGCCGGGGCTGGCCAGCGAAACAATACGCTTAATGCCTCATGCTTCCGGCTGGGGAGGTTGATCGGGGGAGGATGGCTAGATAAGACGCTAGCCAGCCGAGCATTATTCACAAGCGCAAAAAAAGTAGGGCTGGCGTCGGGAGAAATCAATAAAACAATTGCTTCCGGCTTTCAATCGGGAGCGCTGCAACCCCATCCCGGACCGGGAAACGAAATATCAGATCAAGCCTACATAGGGGCTGCGATTCTATACCACGGGGCTGCAGCGGTCTCCGTCGCTGCCCCCTACATACAGCCGTCCGCATTCCTTGACCCACAAGTCAAGGAAACGGCTATGCTAGCGGCTAGCATGCCGGAAGCTTCGCGAGAGGACTTGCTAGCGGAGATCCCCGGGCTCCCTGCGGAATGGGATGTCTTTGGCCCCCAGACTACCCTAGAAGAAGTCCGGGAGCGGGCTGCAAGGCTGGCGAAAGAGATCCCCCCTGCCATCCCTGCAGCGTACCACTCCGAGGATCCGACCATCCCCCGATGGCCTGTGGCACTCGATTATAGCCTGTGGGGGGAGACTCCCCCGCCCATTGAACCCGTACCAATCACCGTAAAGCTGCGGAGTAGCAGCCACGTTGCAATTAGCGAAGAAATCATCACTCGAATTACCCACAGGGTCGGGGGAGTAGAACCCGTATATTCAGAAGGTAAATTATGGACCTATAACCATGAGCGGTCTATCTGGGAACCCTTTACGGACATTGAATCCGTAGTGCAAGGGATTGATGGCATGCCATGGGGGGAGAAAACCTATAAGGGGCAGACGGGTCCAGCCGGGTATCTTACGCTCCGACGCTCGGATATTGACGGAGCGATCAAATGCGTCAATTCCATCCTCCGCGCAGACGGATTTTTTGATTCCGCCATGCCAGGAATCTCTTTCCGGAATTGCTTTGTGCAAGTCTCCGCGGATGGGGTAAGGGTTCTACGGAACCATCCGCGCAACCGCGCGCGCTTCTCTTATGAGTTTGACTATAACCCGGATTGGCAATGCGCCCGCTTTGGCAGAGCGCTCGGAGAACTCTTTGCTCCGGATGTCGATAGCCAGGGGAGAAAAGCAGCCATCCTGGAATTCCTGGGGGCGTCCCTTGTGGGGATAGCCACGACGTATCAGAAAGCTCTGGTGTTCACGGGAAACCCGGGTTGCGGGAAGTCTGTGGTATTTGAAATCTTGAAGTCCGTATTCCCCCCGGGTTCGGTTGTCGCTGTACTCCCGGAAGAAATGCACCTTCAATGGGAGAAAGCACGGCTAGCCGGAGCGCTTCTCAATGCATGTGATGAGCTTAACGGACTGACGATCAAAGCCGTTGGAACGATGAAAGCGTCAATCACAGGGAACCTGATTCAAGGTCGGGCTGTGGGAGAGCAGGGGTTTGATTTCAAGCCGATATGTGGGTCTCTCTACAGTTTCAACCGCCCCCCGATGATCCGGGATATTTCCGGGGGACTTGAGGATCGGCTACTCGTGTTCCGGTTCTCTCGGAGGTTCCGCGGAACTCCGGGAGATAACAAACATCTTGCACAAGATATTATTGCTGCGGAGCGGCCCGAAATCGTGGCCGCAGCCATCGAATCCGCGGTAAGACTCATGGCACAGGGGAGATATACCGCAGTGCCCTCTGCAAAGGAAGCGCTGCAGGAATGGTCTGATCAGACAAACCCGGCTGCGCTCTATGCCAGGGAGCGGCTAGAGAAGATCGAAACGCTTTCCGCGAAGTGGGAAGACGTGTATCAGGATTACCGAAAGTGGGCGGAGAAATGCGGATACAAGCAAATCCAGACCAGCCATAATCTAAAGGCTGCGATGGTTATTGCGGGATTCACCTTGTATCAGCATTGGATTAGCGCTAGGCTGCTCCCATGAGTCAACAGGAAGACGCTTCCCTGCAGGATCTGCGGAAAGACATTGCGCTTTCTTGTGCAGTGCCTATGGATTGGGTTCCGGAGGATCCCCTGGGGATGTCAGATGAAGAAATCGTAGACTACGTAACAGAGAAGATGGAAGCCGCTAGGTTGATACCCCAAACTCGCAATCATCCGAGTCGCTAGCTTCGCAATCACAGAACCTCCCCCCGCAAACCAGGGTGCAGCACTCCTGATGATGATCCGGAGGTCCATAGGGCCATTTCTCCGGAGGGATCGGGAGCGGCCCGATCCACTCAATCGCGGAGTTTACTTCCTCCGGTTTTGGTCCTTTCCACGTCATCCTGGGATCGGATAGTGACGGGTGCAATAGAGCCCGATGTTAGCGGGTTCATCGCAATCCAGGCACAAGATCCTCTCTGCTCTCGCTATCGCAGTTTCCACAGCCCGCTTTTTCTCGCTGCAGCAATAAACCGGGGGAGCATCCGGGCTTAGCGGATTTCCATCGATGGGGCAGTATCGATAGTGCATGGTCTGGGGAGCGGACCAATCAAACCGGCAAGATTTGCACGTCCCCATTTATTCCTCGGAATCCCGACTTTCTGTGGGAGATGCTTTGATCTCTTTCTTTGCGATTTTCCAAGCATGCTGGATGATCCAGGAACGGCTACGCTCTAGCCGTTTCGCGTTTTCTGTGATTTCATCCTGATAGATTTCAGGCAAGCGGATAGTTTGCTTTCTTGGATCCTTCATTTCTTTACCTCCGTTACCCGGGCTCCGGTCTG